CAGATCACAATATCGCCGTTGGCGATCAGCTGGCCGCCAATGCCAGGAACGCCTGCTGGCGCCGTCTCGGGCACGGTCGGGTTGACGGTGACCGCGATGTAATAGTCGCCCGCCGTCAGTCCCCCCGTGACGGTGAGATCGGGATTGTTGTTCGCCACCTCCCACGTCCCCAGGAACAGCCGGAGATTGGCGATCAAGTTGTCGACGTAGGTCTTGTTGGCGGCGTCGGTTCCGGCAACGGGCGGGAGAAGCGTGATCGCGCCCGTCATCACGCCGCCGGTCAGGGCGAGCCGGGACGTATCGCTCGGGTGGACGTGATCCTCCGGCGCCCAGGCGACCGCCGTGCCGATCGCCGCCGTGCCATCCATTAGCGGCAGAGCCGTGGCGGCGGGGAGAACCGCCGTCACATCGGCCACAGTCAGGACGACGGCGCCCTGTCGGCCGTTGAAGCTGTCGACGCCGGTCGCGGCGCCCACCACGGGCGCCCAGTTCACGCTCGGCGGCGGAGAGTTGGTGTTCGCGGTGACGCAGACGTAAAGATCGCCCGCGCTAAGCACGACGTCATTGACGGCGTAAGTGGCCGTGCTCAGCCAGAACCGGACGGCGAGCAAATCGACCGGCGCGGCGTTGAAAACGCCGAACTGCCCATCGGCGAAGTTGATGTAAGGCGAACCAGCCGCAGTTCCGACAGGGGGCCGATTGCCAGCGGTGGGACTGCGCAGAATCTGGATGATTGCCATGGCCGCCTCCTAGAAAGTTCCCGCATCGATGACTGAGTTCGCTGTCAGTACCGGCACCCACGTCGCGTTATTCCGCCCGAAGGTGACGCCCGTGCTCGGCGCGTCAGGGATGCCGCCGCCTGGGCCGGTCCCAGGTGGCGCCCATTCCGTGACGGTCGGATTGATCGAGGCGACAAAAATGCCATCGCCGATCGAGGCTGGGGCCGAGGCGGCGGGCGGTAGAAAAAGCGCGAGGTCGAGCGCGGTCGTGGTCATGGCGGCTCCATCTCATAAGCGGGCAGCCAGCCGGTGTATTCGAGCGAGACCTCGCCTTGCGGAGAGCGATGCGAGTAGACGCACCAAGCATGGCCGACCGGCGCGCCGCCGAGGAAAGTGAACTCGTGCAGGCAGTCTTTCTCGATGAGCACGAAAAACGGTCCTTCGCGCTCGAAATCGAACGCCACCGCGCCACCCGGCTCCCATTTCGTGACGTGCCAATTGCCGCAGAAGAAGATTGAGGTGTGATCGAAATTGTGAGTGTGGCCGCCGACGACTTCCCCAGGCTTGAGGCCCATGCCGCCCTCGCCCATGGCGCGGATATAGATCGAGCCGCTCACCCAATCGGTCACAGCCCTGCCTCCTTGAGCCGCGCCTCCAGCTGCTTGATCTTGGCGGTCAGGATCGCGACCACGCCAGCCAGATCGTAGGCCTTCATCATGTTCGGCTCCGGGTTCTCGACCGAGTTGCCTTGCAAATCGTGGTACTGGGTGTAGTCCGCGAGCGTCACCAGATCGGGCGCGCCAATCTCGACGTCGTCGGCGAGCAAGCCCCAGTGCAGACGATTGGGATCGGGCATCGGCCGGTCGCTGTAGCCGGTCGCGGACAGCGGATTACGATCCCGTGTCGGCTTCAGCTTGTAGCGCACCGGGTTGAAGGCTTTGAAAGCGGCGTCGGCCTCATCGAAATTGACCCGCCTGATGTTTGATTTCAGTCTGCTGTCGGATGGCGGGCTGACGGTAGCGTAAACGGTGCCGTTGAACGTGGTGGACGGCCCCACGTTGCTGTGCATGAACCATTGCCAGCCGTAGCCGCCGTTGCCGTTATAAAGATACACTTGGCCCTGTGCCCCGCCATAACCCGTGTAACCGTCATGCATTTCGTAAAGCCCGCAAACGCCTTGACCGTTGGAATTGACAGCTAGCACCACTGGAAGCGGGGATGGATTGTTAGCGCTAGTGGAGTCGAGCCAGCGGTAGTAGTTGCCGCCCGACTGGTAGAGGTCGATGCGCCCGCCCTGCATCGTCAGTTGGCCGGATACTTGCACGCCACCATTATTGACCTGCATTCTCTGGGCGCCACCAGTCAAAAAACTATGTATACTCCCTGACGGAGTATTATAATTCAACGTACTGCCAGTAATCGCAAAGCCAAACTGGCCACCATACAAATTGATATGTCTTGAAAGATCAGTCACACCAGTAGCGGTCTGACTGCCAAAATCTATGCCGCCACAGGATGTAATCTTACTGCTGTTCAGGGCGATACCGCCAATAGAGCCAACAACAATCCCAGCACTGGCGGTTACAATACCATTCATTTGCACCGAGTTAAGAGACGAGTTGCCCGTCACCGTCAGCGTGCTGTTGATCGCCAGCGGCCCCGTCATCACTCCGCCCGCGATCGGGACATACGATTGCGTGTCGATGTAGTTCTTGGTCGCGGCGTCTTGCGGATTCACCGGATCAGCCAGATTGCCGATCGTGCCTCCGTTCATGTCGATGCCAGCAGGCGCGACCGGCGGACTGTTTGGATTGAGGATAAGCCCGTTCGCGAGGGTCAGCGTGCCGGTCATCGTGTCGCCGGTCTTCGCCACCTTCAAATCGGCATAAGCCTTGTTCACCAGCTCGTCCGGGAGGCCCGGTGGCGTGGCGCAGACGGCGACGCCGCCGACCACCTGAAAGTTCGAGCCAATAACTTGCAAGCCAGAGTTCGCGGTCACCACGCCGTTGATGGTCAGAGCCCCGCTGATGGTGTCGCCTGATCGATCGACCTTGCTGTTCTCCAAGCCTGTGGTTGTCGTCTCGGCGGCGTTCAGCGCGGTCTGAACGTCAGAGGCTCCGAAAGCGTTTGGTGCGACGGCGACGTTCGAGGCGAGCACGGCGGAAGGCGAGCCGACGGCAAGCAGATTCCAGCTTGTGCCGTCCGAGATCCACCAGTCGCCAACCTCCACAGGCACCTGGGTTTCCGGCGGCCCTACACCCGGCCGACCCGCAGTGCTGACAATGACGTAGCAGTTGTCGCCGATCTGCAATCCGGGCGGCAGCGGTCCAGGGTTGGGAGTGACGCCGGATGCTGTGGTGAAGTCCGCCTGTCCAGTCGAGGCGTTGAACGAGCCGATGAATTGCTGCGCCCCCGTCACCAAGAGGTCGACATAGTTTTTCGTCGTCGCCTGACTGGGCACGAGCGGATCACGATCGAGGAGGACCGCGCTGGTAAACTGAAACTCCGCATTGCCTGTATAGGGTGGCTGCGGATTGGCGATGGTCAGCGCCGTGTCGATATAAACGCCGCCGAGCGTGCTTCGCGTCATAACGAAGTCCATCCCGACAGTGCCCATGGCCCAAATCGGACCGCCGTTGTCGAAGATAACGGCGGGGAGCGTCAGGTTGCCAGTCATCGTGTCGCCAGCTCTATCGACCTTGGCGAGGTCAATCGCATCGGCGTAGATTTTAGTCACCGCGTCCTGCGGATTGACCGGGTCCATCAAGCCGGTGATCGCCGCGCCGTTCATCTCAATCCCAGCGTCAGCATTGAGCACGCCGGTCATGGTGTCGCCCGCGACCTCGACAAACGCGGCTCTCGCATCGGCCTCGGTGAAGAACACGCCGAGCGGATTGCTGACGGTGCCATCGCCGATCAGCGAGAGGTCGTGGGTGACTGTATTGCCGGGGACGAGCGCGTTGCCGATGAAGACGGTGAACGAGTGCACGTCGGCGGCTGGCGCGGGCTGGAAGACGACCGACCGGGCATCTGAGCCGAGGGTGAAATCGACCCCCGGTTCCTGGCTCACGCCATCGAACACGATGAAGAGCTGATTGGCGTTGGTCAGAGAAACCGGATTGCCCGCAAAGTCGAGCAGCGGAAACTGAGTCGTGACCCCGTCCGGATGGATCGGCTGAAGCTTGGTGATGTACACTTGCGCCGGGAGAAGCGCCTCCGCGATCGGCGCGATGTCGATCTCAATGATCGATTGATCCGGCGCCGCCTGCGCCAGGGTGACGAGAGAGGTCGTGAAATCGACCGAAAAGTCGCCGACGAAACCGCCGCCGCTCGGCGTCAGCTTCACGCCATTGAGAAAGACGTTCACCTCTTCGCCCGGAGTCAGGGTCCAATCATTGGCGAACAGGTCGATCTGGGTCGTGTAGAAGTCGGTCTGGCCGAGGAAGCTCGCAAGATAGTACAGCGCGAACACCGCAGGGGGAGCTGGACCGATCGGCCCCGGCACGCCCTGCGCACCTTGCGGCCCAGGCGGCCCCTGAACCTGACCGAGATTGACCCAGCCGGACGCGGAGATGGCGAGGCCAGCGTAGACCCAGACGTCGTCGGTGTTCTCGTCGACGAGCGCCTCGCCCTCGACCATCTGGTACGAGACGGCTGGACTGCCGGGAGCGTCCCAGTCGGCTGGAATGTAACCGTCAGGGGGCAGCGCCGAAGTCGGCTGGTTCACGAACGATCCGACGATGATCGCGGTCCGCCCTGGCGGCCCTTGCGGCCCTGCGGGACCGACGGGCCCTTGCGGCCCCGGAGGCCCGCCGCCCGCGCCCATGTCGACCCAGGCGATCGTGTTCCACTTGGTGCTGACGTAGCCCCAGATGTGCTTGGTGCGGGTGTCGAGAAGGGCTTGGCCGGGATAGAATTGGATCGGCGACAGCGGGTTGTTCTGCCCGTCCCAGTTCGCGGGGATGTAGCCATCGGTCGGCAGCGCGGTCGTCGGCTGGTTGGAGAAGGCCCCCAATAGGTTCTCAAATTGAGCCGGAGGCCCCGGAGGCCCCTGCACGCCGTTCGGGCCGGTGTTCCCTGGCAGACCCTGAAACCCTAGGGCCCCTGTCCTTCCCTGTGGCCCCTGAGGGCCAATCGGCCCCGGAGGTCCGGGCATCCCCTGAAGGTAAGTCGGATCGACCCACCTCGGATCACTGGCGATCCCCTGCGCCGAGAGCAGCTGGCCAGGAGTGCCAGGGCTCAGCCATTTGGGCGGCCCGTTGTTTTCGCCGACGAGAAGCTGCCCGCTCGTGCCGAGCGGCATGTCGGTGATCTGGGTGAGGCCCCCGAGCTGAAGCGCGAGGGGGGTGGCGTAGGGCTTGCCGGTCCCGCCCATGGCGACCGGCAGCGGGCTCGGCAGCGCGCCTATGGCCGCGACCTGACTGGCCGGCACCTTAACCGTAATCCCGCCCTGAACGATCGGCACCCATTCCGGGCCGAGCGGCGGACTGCCCTGCGGCAGATCGGTAATCGGCGTGAGGTTGACCGGGACTTGGCTCGGCGCCCATTGGGCAGGCCCCGGCACGCCGGGGATCGGCGATGACGGCTGGCTCGGATCAGGGATGAAGACGCGCTTGTTCATCGCTCACTCGATCGTTATCGGAGTTTTCGGATCGCCCTCCGTCACAAGCGGGCGGAACGGCGGCGGAGGCCGCTCTTGCGTCGCTATCGGGTTGCCAGAGATCGGCGACGGATCGAAGCGCGAGGCGATGAAGTTTTCCGGGCGAGGGTCCGCAACGGGCACCGGATCAGGCGGCGCTAATTTCGCTTTGAGTTGGGGCTGGGGCCTGTCTTTGCATTCGAGGCACACGCGCAAGCGCAAGTTCTGAAGCTTGGTTCCGCTCCACTCAAATTGATAGGTCAGCCGATACAAGTTCCACCACCGGCCACAACGATCGCAGACCCCAAACGCTCTCGGCGCATGAGGATTGGTGACGGCATGGCCGGAGCGGCTTGCGTAGCCCATCGGGTCACCTCACTTGCAGCAGGGGACGCACGGGTGTTCCGGCCCCTCGGGATAGGGCGGCTCGGGCTCGGGCTCAGGCTCGATGCCGCGCCCAGCGAACCAGTCCTTGTAGACCTGTTGCATCGCGGTATCGCGCGACAGGCAATCGGTGCTCCGGTCCTGGCAGGCCCAAGCGTAGGCGTGATCCATGACCGGATTCGGCAACCGCCGCTTCCACGCCTCAAGGATCTTTTGCGTCTGCGCCACCGTCGGCATGATGAACACGCCGTCCGCCGTCTCAGTCTTCCACCCGGCGAAGGCTTGATAGGTCGGGGCGAGATTGGCGGTCGGAACGACCTTCTCCGCCGCGTCGACATAGCGATCGATCATCGAGAAGTCGCAGCCGCCGTCCATCCCCGGCTTGCCGACAAAGTCGGAGCGGCACAAATACGAGCCGACGCCGAACACATCGACGCCTGAGTTGGTGGGCGTGTAGTCGTCGTAGTTCGGGTTCGCCTGCCCCGCGCTATTGCCCATTTTCATATAAGTGAGGGCGTGCGGGATGACCTGTTTGATGTACTTGGTCTCGGCTAGCAGATTGGCCGGCGGGCATGGCGCTCGACTGCCATAGCCTTTCACGTAGGGCTCATCGATCAGATAGAAGCCCCAGAGCTTGGCGTTGCCGCGATAAGGATCGATGAAGGCGCGGAAGGCGCTCGTGTCTCCGCCGCAGCCGATATTGCTGGGGACGTAGACCATCCCCTTCACCCCTTCCGGCAGGCGGTTGAGGTTGCTGACGCTGGAGACGTCGGCGAGGTTGAAGCCGATCGGCCCTGGCACATAAACGCCGTTGGGCATGTTGGCGCCCGAGGTGTAGTGCAGCGTTTCGGCCGCAGCCGGTGAGGCGAACAGAACCGCCGCGAGAAGCCAACTTTTCATCATCGTTCCTCCCTCAGGTCATGAGTAATACCCGTCCAGCATCGGAAGCAGGTAGACAGATCCGCTCTCAGTGTCTTGGGTCGCGGCGTAATCGTAGGCCTGCTTCGCCATCGCCGCGCGCGTCACTTCAAGATCCTGCGCGTAGTGAACGGCGAGGCGCGCCGCGAGACCAGCGCAGGCGGCGTCAAGCCAGCGGTACGGAATTTCGAGCTGCATGTTCCCGCGCAGCTGCGCGTCCTGCTGCTGCCCGAAGCTCCAGACGTGGCAGTGGTAGCCCTGATTCGGCCAGGGCCAGAAGGTGATCGACGGCGAGATGGTGCGGTCGTACCAGAACGAGGTCGGTCGCCCTTGCGTGTATTTGTTGGGCTGCATCGTGTATTCCTGCCGCGTCATCGGCGTGATCGTCAGTTCCTGTTCGTTGGGCGGATCGCCCGTGCCGATCGTGACGTTGAGCACGGTGATGTCCGTCGAGGGGAGCGAGTAGGTCGCGAAATCGGGGCCGATATCGAACACCTGTTCGTGGACCCGCCACAAATTTGGGCCTCGATTCGACCACTCTGATTGCATCAGGTTGGCCTCCATCCACGCCATGTGGAGATGTTCTGCCAAGAGCATTGGACCGCGTAGGCGTATTCGAGAACATGCGTTGAGCACGACCTCGCCCAGCGAGGGAAAGAAGTTGTACGTCCCGCTGGTATTGCTCGGCTCGGTCATTTCACCATCGCCCCGTAATTCGAGCCCTCCACCCCCTCCCCGGCAACCCTCGGCGGCGCGAACGGCCCCTGAGTAATATTGCTGTGGCTGTGCTCGCCAACCTGAAGAAACGTCCCGCGCACCGAGCCGACGCCCAGCCCCAAGGTGAGCCGGAAATAGAGCGGGCACGCCATCATCTGAAAGCTGATGTTCGCGGTTCCCATTTGCGCGCCAGCTGGCAGAAGATCCCTGTGCCAAGTCATCTGCGCGACCGGCACCGGGCTGACGAGATCGCAGGGATCATCGAAGCTGTAGTCGAGAAGGAACTGGCCGCCGCCCGAGACGACGATCGCCGCGCCGACCACAGCGGTGGCGTAGTCGTCCATCCTTACGAGAACCGTGTTGTTGGCCGGAGTCGCTGTGGCGGTAATCGCGCGCATCGGCTAGGCTCCCGCACGAGCCGGAGCGGGCGTTTGCCGCGCCCGTCCGGCTCTAACCACGTTCGAGATGGAACCTCGGAAATGGCTGGACGCGACCTTATCCCGATTGCCTATCTGCGCGAATGCTTCCGTTACGATCCGGAGACAGGCGAACTGCACTGGCGAGAGAGGCCCCGCTCGCATTTCCCCGACCGCCGTTCGCGCACAGTCTGGAACCTGCGCTGGGTTGGCAAGGAAGCCGGGAGCCTCAGGAAAAACGGCACTCGCCACATCTGCATTACCATCAAAGGCAAGCAACGAGGCGTCTTCGCGCATCGCGCTGCGTGGGCGCTGACGAAGGGTGAATATCCTCTGAATGAAATCGTCCACGATGACGCCGATCGCTCAAACAACCGATTCAAAAACCTCAAACCCGTCACACACGCCAACGCCTGCGCCTAACCATCAACCTTCGACGACGTTATATTGAACCACAGTGAGCCTTGCGCTTCCGGCCCCGGAGTTGAGCATGAGCCTCATATACAAAGGGGCCGTCGCCATGGAGAAGGTGAGGTTACCCGTCCCAGGATTAGCCGCGAGCGGGACGAGGTCGGTTCCCCAGTACATCTGCGCGAACGGGACGGGATCGATCAAGGAATTGGGATCGTCGAAGGAATGCTGGACCGTGTAGTCCACCACGCCTTGGACGGACACTTGGATGCCGAGGGGCGCGTCTGCCCATTCATCGCACCTAATGACATCAGTTGGCGTGTTCGCGGCTGCGCCTGGGCCTACGGTTCTGGTGATCGGGCGCATTTCGCACTCCTAAAAAAGAAGCCGCCTTTCGGCGGCTATCGGAGAAGACGCCCGGTGTTGGAAGGCTGGGCATAGCCGGTTCGACAAGATCGTCGTCGAGCGTCTCTCCGAATTAAGGAATCTTCTCTGAGTCGGCCATGATCTTCCGGCCTTTCGGGCCAGAGCCCGCGTCGTGGGTTTTCGGGTGGAGATCAGCGCCGACGCCGCCGCCGCTCTTGCGACCGGCTCGGCCCATGGAAGGCTTCTTGCCGCCGCCGCTGATCGTCCCGCCGAAGGCCTTCTTCGCCCGCCCGCCTGCCTTCAAGCGAGCCACGATGCCGCCGTCCTTGCGATCGACGACGGCGCCGCCTTCCGCCTTGAAGATCGGGCCACCGCCACGCGAGAGCGTGGCGTCCGGTTCATTCTTCGGCTGAGCGCCGCGCGCCTCGCGCTCGACGTTCTTCCTGGCTTGCCGCTTCAGAGCGCCTCCCGACGCCCTGCATTCACGATCGGATTCGCCTCGCATTGGGCTATCTCCGTTAGACCGGGTGCACGCCGAAGAGCGGCCCCGGATTGAACTGACTCGATGACAGAACTTGCGCCGGATTGAGCGGCATCACAATGCTGAAGCCATCCGTGCCGGTTGGAGTGTTTCCAGTTCCGGCACCTGGGCCGGCTGCGGACAGCTGCACGCCGCCGCGCGGATCACCAGTCGCCTGCGTCGCCGGACTAGTGAGGTCAGCATACTGGAAAAAATCGCCAGTTCGCGCCAAGCCAGCCTCGGTGATGGTCGGCAGCGGTTGGTTAGGCAGGACCGAGAGCGGCAGGCCGATCAGGTCCGAAGTCACCACGGTGTAGTTGAGGGCCGAGGTGAACTGCGGAATGGCCGCGAGCAAAACTTTGTAGGTCTTTCGGCCATACGCGGTTCCGGCGCCAGCTAGCGACGCGATCATCTCGCTTTGAGGCCGCATGTAAATGTCGAGGCCTTGGATGAGCACGTTGCCCGCCGGACTGCCCGCGAGGCTGACGACGCCGACGCCGCGCGCGCAACCGCAATCGGGCATCAGGAAGCGGCCCGCGCCGCCGTTCATGAACGCCGAATAGGCGGGCCGGAAGGCGTAGGCGCTGGGATCGCCGAAATAAGTCCCGATCTGCGCGGCGGCCGCAGTCGTGAGCGGCGGCGGCGAGACGGTGATGGTGTTAACGCCGGGAGCGCCGAGCGCAGTCACCTGGGCGAACGTCATCGCGCCGCCAGGACCGGCGCCCGCGATCGACAGGAACATACCCGGCGAGAAGCGCCACTTGTCGTTGGCGGCGACGTTGATGGTGGGGTTGCCAGCGGCGCATGCGCCGACGGCGAAACCCGTCTCGATACCGACGCCGAGCGCGCCGCCGGGGGTCGGCGTACCCGGCGCCATACCGGGCGCGTAGGCCGTGGCGAGTGGGAGGCTCACGTTCGACACTGCGGGTCCGGCGGTCGTTAAAGCGACGCCAGCGGGCTGGATGACCTGATTGAGCGCCAGGATACTGTCGGACATGAACAGGGCCGGGAACCCGCCCGCGCCCTTTTTGTCCTTGGACCCGCTCCCGGCCATGGAGAGCAGGCCGGAGCCCTGCCAGAAGATCGAGGGGCCGATCTCGTTCGAGTATTCGGCCGGCGGGCCGCCGTTCGGCGCGCCAGCGAACCCGCCAAGCGAGATCAGAGGGCCGGTTGAAGCGGCTTGCGCCATAGTCGTTCCTCAGTATTACTGTGTCGGGAACGAGCCCCAGATAGCTCTAAAGTCGAAGTACCCGAAACTATAGCGTTCATAACCCTTCACTAGTAAGTTGTCGCTAGTAAAGTCTACTTGCATATCTAGTTCAAAGGCTACACGCTGCAAGTAAAGCAAGCCTTCCTGATCCGTCATTACGAACCAAGCCGTCGGCGATGTTAGATAGTCATGTACAAGATGACCATCAGGGATACCGCCTGAAGTCTCGGGGATGGCGTTGACGTCGTTATCATTTGTTCCGGGGCGTAGAACGGTCCGGAGGAGCCTGATCGCTATTGGTTCAAGCGCAATCGGAACTACGAGCTTTCTTGCGCGGGCCTGCATGCGGAGGCCGGCGTTGTCGCGGAACGAGCCGCGAATCGAGGCCTGCGCGTTGAGAAGCGAGGCCTCGTTGAGATCCATATCGATGGCGAAGCGGTTCGGAACGACGCCAGTATCGATCGGATGGTTCAAAGAACAGAGCGGCTGCTGATCCCCTAAAATTGTAGGATCGTAGACCGTCGCCATGTTTAGTGGGTAGGCCCCATAGATTTCCTTGGTCTGGTTGAAAGACTTCTGTAGTCCAAGGTTACTTGGTTGCCACTGTCTTTTATATAAATTATCGTCGATCATCTTTCGAGTGAAGGCGTACCCTAAGCCGATCTCTTTGTGGTACTGATTATAGACATACCGTTCGCCAGCTTGATTGTCGAACGTAGTCGGCCCGCCCTCATTCTTCAGAGCGGCAAGCCCCAAGTACCGCATCGAAGCAGTGCGCTCCACGGACATGTAGCTTTTGTCGACCTTGTAGATCTTGGGATAGATCCGGTCGATGTCCTTATACTGTCCGGCCACCTTGCGGAGGCCTGGGAACAGAAGGTCATAAGCCTGGGCGACCGAGACGGCCATGGGTTACTCCTCCTCACATGCCCGTCAGGGACTTGTAGTCCTGATTGTTGAAGGTGACGTAAGCCCAGTTGAACGGACTCGATGTGTCCGTCCCAATGGCTCCCGGCGGGTCGCGAACAAGGTCGATGATGCGCCAAGGCATGGTCGCCGACAGCGCGCCTGCGGCGGGCGGGGTGACGACGACGTCGAGCATGCAACTCGACCGGCCCGTCATGGTGTTCCCCGAATAGGGCCCCGGCCCAGCCGGCGTCCCCATGAACTGGGCGTTCATGCCGACATGCGCGAGCAGGATCTGGCCGTTCCCCTGAACCCTGAAGACCGTCAAAGGGTCGTCGATAACCTTGGCATGCACGTCAAACCCGGTGCCGCTGGGGGCCGCGTCGTTCCCCGGCCACCATGAGACGGCGACCCACTTCTTCTGCGAGATCGACATATATTCGCAGCCGCAGAAGATGCCTGCGATCTGGGTCGTGCCGGGGGCCGCCTGCGCGACGTAGCCGGTCGACAGCTGGACGATGGGATCGCCCGTGAAGATGGGGGTTGGATTGGTCGCCGAGATCCAGCGGCGACTCATCTGGTAGTTGACGGCGGCGCCGAGGCGGTGAGAGTCAGCGAAGCCGAAAGGCGCGTTGGGGTTGGGCATGGCGTGACGATCCCTTCCGCGAATGCGGGATTACGGGTTCGTCATCACCGAGCGCCGGACGATGACATTCAGTCATCCAAGCGAGAGCACGAGCGCCGCACTCTCACCTACCGTTTTAGTCGGGAACACCTATGGGGCCAACGGTACTCCCCACCCGAGGTTGCGTTTTCCGATGAGCGTCGCGGGGCGCCGTGCCGGCTGGCGCCTCCACAAGTTTCGCTTCCGAATTGCGCACTTGATCGGTGGCCTTCAGTTTCTCGCGCAATCTTCGCCGATCTGTCAACTCCTTCGGCCGCTCGCACAACATCAGACCGTCAATAATGATGCTCTCGTCAGTATATTCGGGATAGAGCAACTCCCGATGGCGATTGGCCGGAACGGGCGCCCAGCCGCTGCGCATGAGCTGCGTCGTATAGTGCGGGAATTGCTTGCCGAAAACCGTGTGCGTCTTCCACTCGTAGGTCCAGCCGGGGGGTGATTCGGCATAAAATCGGTCGAGATACACGTCGCTGTCCTCGTCGTCCATGTCGCCATACTGGGCCCGCAGCTCGCTGATCCTAAGCCGCGCCCGCTCCATGTGGTCGACGTAGCCAGGACGCGCCTCGGCCGCGTCGAGATCGCGATAGCCTGGACGCCCATTGCGTGCGCCCATGAAGCCTTCTTCGCCTTGGAAATCGGTCATGATCGGGCTCCCAACATCTTGCCGCGCGACTGCGCGTCGAGCAGCTCGGCCGCGTATTCGTCGTCGGTCATGCCGAGGACATCACGCGCATGCTCACGCTGGCGGGCCGTGAGCGCGACCGGCGTGCCGCGAGGGCGGCCGGTGCGCAGATTCGGCGCTTCCGCGCGAGCCGGCGCGGCCATCCGGCTCTGGTTCAGCTGGCGCTGGCCCTGGCGTGTCTGTGTCATCTGCGGTGCGTCTCCCACGCCAAGCAGCTCCTCGATTTTGTCGAAGTAGGCGTCGGTTTCTGGAATGAGTTTGAACTTGTTCACGGCAATGCGGTGTGCGCCGTCGATCCCATCGATCGCCGCCTGATCTCTGACTTGCTCGGGGTGGGACCTGATCCACTCGGCGCTCTTCGGAAAGCCTGTTCCGTCGAGGTGGCCGGAAAGTCTCTGGACGTTCGCCTGCATCATTTGTGCAGGATCGACGTATGGCTGCTGCCGCTGCGGTTGCGGAGCTTGCCTGGGCTGCGGCTGCTGCGGCTGGCCCTGCTGCGCCTCGGCGACGACGCCCTCGCGCATCTCCATCAGGCGTAACAAGTTCGCTCGGGCGTCCGAAATAAGAATCTGAGCGTCGGCGGCGCCCTTGTGGTCTCCGCGATCGAGCGCGCCCTGGAAATAGGCTCTGGCCTGATCAGAATCGCGCTTCGCCGATTCGATCGCGGCATCGACCATCTGCACATTCGACTGGGTGAGGCCGCGCTCGGCCTGGACGCGGGCTTGGTGCTCCTGATGCGCGATCTGGGCGGCGCGATTCGTGGCCGCTTGCTGGTTGGCGAGCTGGCGCTTCAACTCAAGGACGCCCTCGTCCTCCGGCTCGGGCTCCGGCGAAGCGCGCATCGGCGATTCGGGCTCGACGCGAGCCGGTTCCGGCTTCTTGTCGCCGCTACGGACCGGAATGCCGCCGACAACGACAGTTTTCGGCTCCAGTCGTTCCTCCGGCCTCAGATCGTCATCGGGCTCATCGAGGAGCGCTCCAAAATGCGTCGCCTGCTCGGGGTCTTCCAGTTCGCTGCTTACTCTGGCCATGTCAGAACCATGCGTCCGGGTGATCGATTTTGCCCTTGATGGAGACGTCGTTGATGAACCTGACCTCGCGGCTGCCGATCATGCCCTTGAGGCCGTCGCTCGCCCGGAAGACCACCCAATCACCGGGCTCGACGTTCTGTCCGTAGAATTTGACCGGCCCGTCGTCCTCAAAGGCGCGCGGTCCCTTCTTCAAGACCATGCCGACTTTGCCCTGATACCTGTCCTCGTCGACCGCCTCCTCGGCGATCTCCAAGCCGCCCGCAGTGCGTGTCGCCGGCCGGATATAGCTCGCGACCAAGACTTGCTGGGCGAAGGGATCGACCTTTTCGAGATCGTCGCCGCAGCCGGTCCAGATGGTATCGCGAGGGTCCTCAAGATGGAGGGTGATGATCCTATGATGCGCGGGCAAGCGGGCCTCTTCCTTGATCGTCTTCTTCGTTGTCGATTTGCCCCATCCATTCGAGGACGTGGCCAAGCGCCGACAGATATCCAGCGCGGAATTTGTAGTCGGAGAAGTCTGCGGCGGCTCCCTGGATCATCGGGCGCAGCATCTCGCGCTGCTTGTCCTCGATCATCTCGGTCAGCCGCTTCGCGACAAAGATCGACATCGCGTCCATCAGGCGACCTCGTCGATTTCGCGGAGGTCAGGCGGCTCCATGCAGGCGTAGTAGAGCCCCCTCGCGACGATCTCGATGTCCCTTTCTTGGGTCTCAACGAAGGTCGCGACGACCGTTTCGTTCGGCCGCGCAATAACGCCGGCCGCGACGAACTTCGGCTGGCCGTCGCAGAGCGCCGCGAACTCGCGGAATCGATCGCCCAGCTCGCTCATTGCGTCAGTCCGCGAACCGCCCACATGACGGCCTCATCAACCTTGGTGCGGGCGAGCGAGCGCTCGCGCCCCACCGGCACGCAATCATCGATCGCCTTGAGGAACTCCAGCCCGAGATCCTTGAGGCGCACCATCGCCGCCTTCTCCGGATCGGAGAGCACGCGGTACTGGTGGCGCACGTCGTTGTTGACGACGCGCTCATCGCTCTCGCTGTTCACGTTCACGACATGGCTCATTCGGCTAGCTTCACCTTCCCGTGGCCCTGGCGCTTGGTCTTCTCCATCCGGCCTCGGCCGGAGCCCGCGCCGAACTTCTCGGAGATCCGCCCGCCGTGCGCGCGGCCCATGCCCGGAGGAGGCATTCCCGGCGGCATGCCACCCGGAGGCGGCATAGGCGGTCTCGGCGGCGGCGGAGGCGGCATACCAGCGCCAGGAGGCATCCCCGGCGGCATCCCACCAGGAGGCATCCCCTGCGGCGGCGGCGGAGGAGGTGGAGGAGGCACCATCGGGTGCGGCATGATCGGAGGCGTCGGAGGCGGCTGCTGCTGATCGCCTTTGCCGCCCACGATGACATTGACGACGGTTTTGCCCTTCGCGCCCTTGGCCTTGCCGCCGTGCGCGCGGCCGACCCGCCCGCCTCTGGCGAGCGAAGTCTTGTCGTCCCTCAGATCACTAATTTCGGTTCGGCCGCCCCTGGCGCGCGAAACCTTGCCGCCTCTAGCGCGCATGGCGTTTTGGTCGCCATGGCCAATGATCAACGGCCGATCGCCATAGGATCGCGGACCGCCATCGGTGAGCATAGAAAGATTGCGGGCCTTGCCGCCCTCGTTGTCTGGAATCTTGCCGGGATAATTGCCGCCGGTCTTCGACGGCTTAAAGTCAGCCGAAGCCACCGCAGGGCGATTGATGCGTCCGCCTTTCGCGCGGCCGGCGCGACCAAGCGAGGGCGCCTTCGCGGCGCCGCCAGCGGCGAACGCGGAAGAATCGCTCGTGCGGGCGGCTTTCCGCCCGAAATCGTCTGCCGAAGCGCCCTTGTCTCCGTTTCCGGAGCCGCCGTTTTTGCCCGAGACCTCAAACTTTCGGAGTTTGTCGGCCGTGAAGCTCTTTTGACTGTGTTCGCCCATGGCGGAACCCTCTTTGGGGTCCAGCCTTTCAACGCGGCAATTCCTAGCGCCGATTGCAATTGCGCGAAAGGGCCCTTATCTTGCAGTTGGTGCAAATGCACCGAGGCGAGGCAAGGCCTGTCAAGGCAAGGCTTGGCGAGGCGTGGCAGGGCGGCGCAAGGCAAGGCGCGGCGAGGCAGGCAGGGGGCGGGGCCGTGGGTCCCGCCCCAGTCATGCAAATAGGAGAGTCGAATGAGCACGCTTACGCAGGACATCGACAAACATGGCAAGACCAATGGCCCGGTTCGGTTTGCCTCCAAGATGCAAAGCATCCATGCCGGAAAGCACCCCGACCTCGCCGTCGGCCTCGCCGAATATGAGCGCCACCAACGCTTGATCGCCGCGTTGCCGAAAGACCCAACGGCGCGGAAATAGTAGGGATACAGGTTCGCGGACGCCTAAGCTAGCGGGTGAGAACGGACTGCCGGGGACTAGGCCGCTGAAGGCCCCGGCGCTTAAAGAGAGTCGACGATGAGCGCTTACAAAGCTTGGCCGCTCTGGCGGGAGCACGGCAGCTTAGGTGGCCGCTGGGAGCTGGAAGTCTTCGGCGAGGACGGCGGAACCGTGCTTGAGCGGCTGCCGCTCAACGAGCTTCTCAATAAAACGGATGTCCGGGCTCTGCTTGATCAGATGGTGGCGGAGGCGAACCTCCCGCCCCAGCCGTCGAAGTTTGAGCTGCTGTCGGAGCCATCCCCGGCCCGCCGGAAAGCAAAGGCTGCTCGCCCCTGATCATCCGCTTGACCACCTCTGAGGGCGTTTGGCCGGTGTGGTGAGCGGTATTGAACACCCGTCCCTGGAAGGAATGCAGGAAGGTCTCGTCGGCGGCCGAGGCCAGACCCGTGATATGTCCCCCGCCAACCCAGGCCGACGCCTGCACCTGGGCAGGCGTGATCCCCAGCTCGTCGCCGATCGACTTGTACCAGCCCTCAAGCGCGGCATACTCGTTCTTGTTCGGCATGCCAGCCCACATCGTCGGCTGATTGACGGCGTCGTCTATCGACAGTTCACCGTTTTGGAACATCCGTTGTGGGCGCACCGGCTCCACGCCCTTTTCCGGCGTGAACGACGTCTCCAAGAAACGCGGATCACGCGAGAGAATCGCTGGCAACTTGAAGGCGTGCCGGTCCATCGTGCCGGGGGCGTAATTGCCCATCAAATTCTGAACGAAGGACGGCGGCTTCGGGTTCTTGAGGACGTCGTAGCCCTCGGTCAGGACGTTGCCCACGTTTTGCTGATGCAGCTTCTGCGCTTTCGAGCCGTAAGGCTGCGCGATCGGGTCCCCTCTTTCCGGCGGCGGCACGCCTGCGGCGTCGCGCTCATAGAAATAGCTGGCAGTCCGGATGTTCTGCGGGATTTTATTCTCGGGGCTCGTGGCCGACACGAGGTTCATATACTTCTCGAACGCCTGCTGGCCGGCGTCGTCGCCAAGCTCCTTTAAGAACATCGCGCGAAGCTGGCCGGTATTGTACCAGCTCAGCCCCACCGTTTGCATGCCGTTGCGGACGATGCCGATCATCTGAGCGCGGACGTCCGAGTTGGTCACCAGATCGCGCATGCGGTCCGAGACGCCACGCGGCGGGTCATAGCGCTGCAATTCAAACTGCGGCACGTCCGGCACCTTGTTCATCAAAGCCGGATCGAAATTGAACATCGGATCGTAATGCACGCCCTCCGGCGGGTTCAGCGTCGGCTTCGGGCCCTCCCACAGGCCGGTCGTCGGATTCCAGACATTAAGCTCGCGCGTCGCCGGAGCGCCCTTGACCGCCTTGGCCGCCGCGCCAACCGGCCCGCGCGCGCCGAGCGCCGCCTCCGGCCCCCCTCCTGGCAACGACGCGGCGAGGCTCGTGACCCGCTGCTGTGTTTCCGGGTCCGCCATCGAGGCTTTGCCGGTAGCGACGTCGCCAGGGACCGTGGCCGCGCTCCAGAGCCCCTGCCCCATGCGCTTGGCCTCCTCGCCGATCGCGGCGCCGACCCGCATCGGCATCGCGTGCGCCGGGTTCCCTGCGTAATGGGCCAGCGTTTCCGTCATCGGCCCCGGTTGGTCGATGTCTTCAGGCGTGTAGGCAATGGGCGCGTCGGCGGTTTGGTCAGACGCCATGGTGACACTGGAGCCCAGTGGATCATCGTCCGGCGCGCCGCCCTCGGCGAAGCGAGGCCGCGTGATCATCGAGAGGCGGCGCCGCAAGTCTGCGTTGAGCTGCACTGGACCGCCGCCAGCGTAGCCGCTGGCCGTCTGGCTCGCTATTTCGCCTGGGCCGTGCTCGCGGCCGACGAACGTCGTGCCCCCGATCCGGACCTGATTCTGCGCGGCGAGCGGCGGCGACCAAGACGGGTGACCGCGCATACGCCCGTAATAGTGGGTCGCGCCGCCGGTCGGATCGGGTATGAGACCCGAATAGGCCTTGTCGACGACGTCGCCGATGTTGCGGTAGGCCCTGGCCAGAACCGGATTCGGATTGTCTGGCGAGAGGTGCTGCGCGGTGGGATTGCCCTCGGTGGCGCGCCCCGTGTTCCAGGGCGAAAACTCATGGTAGCCAAGGCGCGGGTTCAAGCCGGCAGCCGGAGCCTTCACGACGCCCGCGATCCCCGAGCCATAGTCGCCAGCGCGGACCCGGTTCAGGATGGCGTGGGCGATGCCAGCCTGACCAAGCGGCGGCTCGCCGCTCGCCTCGCCGAAAACCGTTTTGATGAGGAGATCGCGATCGCCAGGATCGAGCGGTGGCCTGCCTGCGCTCGACGGCGTGGCCTCGGGCTGCCGCGAGGCTAGCTCAAATTGGTCTGGCGCCGGGTTTTCGCCAGCGCCAGCGAAAGGATCGTGATCGACCGGCGAGACGTCGTAGTCGTTCGGCGACGACGCCATCGAGCCGAAGGGGTTTCCCTCGACAGGGGTGACATCATAGTCGCCGAGATCGTCGACCATTTACCTGCGAATCGTCGTTGTCCGCACCACCGGCTGACCCGGTCGCGGGGCCGGCTGACCCGGCCGCTGCACCCCTGGCCGCTGACCCGGTAGCCAACCAGGGCCTGGGGGCGGCTGATCCGGCAGAGGCTGTACCGGCGTCCCCGTCGTGTCGTAGGGCTCGCCGGCCGTGATTTCCCCCTCACTCGCCCCGGCCTCGCCTCCGCCAACCATCAGATCGATGGCGCAAGTGATCCCGTTCGACTCGGCGGTGATGGTCGCGGGTCCATCGGCAACCGAAACCACGGTCGCCTGGGTGTCATCGTCCCCGGCCGAGACGGTCGCGATCGAGGGGGAAGACGAGGTCCAATTGACCGGCCCAGGCGGGTGGGCGGGTGCGCCCTGAGCATCGGTGTAGGCGACGGTCAGATCGACAGATTGTCCAGTGTTAAGTTCGACCATGTTTCCTCTCCTTGTGAGCCGGCGTGTAGGGAGTTCCGACCGTGATCGTCGCCGTCATTCCAGGCGCGTCCGGGTTGAAAAGCATAACTGGGTGAGCGGTGAAGTAGGCGACCGGGTCATCGAACGGAATCGGGAAGACCATGGCGCGCTGGCCCTGCCATTGACCGCAAACGAAGCTCTCTGTGGGCGCGCCAACAAAAGCCATCACCGAGCCCGAGTAAAACAGGGTGGCCGCTTCCTGGGGATCGAGTGCTTGGCTCATGCTCGCCTCCGAATCCTGAAATATTGCCCGGTGTGAGGATGCTGGACGTAAAATTCACCGTCAGGAGCCCGCCGCGCCATGCCGTAGGGCGTGTCAATCTGATGATGGACCGAGCCGCCGCTCGCCCGTTTCTGCCGATCTGAGCCCGAGCTGCTCGATCGCTGCGGTTGAGGCCGCGCTTTCACCTCTTGGATCTTTGCACGAGCCTGTTGCTGGCCCATGACGCGCTCATGCTGCTGCGAGCGCTCGCTCATGTGCTCTTCATGCTGCATGCCGCGCTCTTCGCGCTGCGATTCGACCGCTTGCTCGCGCTGACCCATCCGATCTTCGTGCACGCGGTCCTGCTGCGCGTTCGCGGCGTCCATTTGGCGGTCCTGCGCGCCCTGATGAGCCTCGAATTGCTGCTGTTGCGCGCCCATCACCCGCTCGTGCATCTGATCGCGGACGCCCATCTGGGTCTCATGCTGCTGATCGCGCGCGTGGAGCTGGTCTTCGTGCGCCCAGCCGCCCCTCTCCAGGTTCATTTCGTGCGCCTGATCGCGCAATTGCTTCGCCGTGTCGTGCGCGCGATCGGCTTGAGCCTCCTGGCTCTCGTGAACCTGCTTCGCTTGCTCCATTTGCGGCTTGCGGGCCTCATTCTGAGCCTGGAAACCAGCGGTCTTGGTCGCGAGCTGCTGCTTTTGCAGCGCCATCTTCGACGTCTCGATCTTGGTCTGGCTCTCGACCTGTTGCCGCTGCGCCTCAAGCGGCGCGTTCTGCTTGTCGAACTGGAGCTGGCCGGCTCGCGTGTTCGCGTCGAGCATCGCCGCTTGGCCCGTCAGCATCGCAGCCTGCGCTTTCGGGTCCGGCGGCGGCCCTTGCGGCATCGGATTGATGAACTGGTCCGGGTTCGAGAAGCCGATGCCGCGAATGCACATGCGGCGGATCACGGTGACGTTGAAGGCGCCCGGTTCGTCCTTCGCCATCTGATAGAGGGCCGCGTTGCGCAGCATCCTCTGGAGGTGCGAGGCCGTATTCGGGTCCGCGCGGGTGACAATTTCGCTCCGTTCGAGCGCCAGGAGGAAGACTTGCGAGTCCCAATCCCAGGCCATCCGCTTGTTCGCGCGCCAAAACGCCTCGGGGTCCTCCTTGAAGCGCTCGCACAGGAGCTGAAGCTCGTCGGACTGGGCCGCGCACAACCGCTTGTGCGTCGCCATGAGCGGTTTAATCGCCTGTTCGATCAACGCCAGCGTGGTGCCAACCGGCGCGTCCTGGCGGCCCTCGCCGACCATGATCTCAGCCGTGCCGCCGAGGCTCTTGCCCTCTTGGTTGAGCTGCTGGACGAAGCTCGTCCAGACCGCGTCCGGGGATTTGTACGGCATGCCCATCGCAACTTGTTGGATGGGCAAACCCCCAGTCTCGACTTCAGCCGAGCCCCCTGGCGGAATCCTGAATATGTTGTTATTCTGTCTAGCCGCGCCTTTTGCAACTAGAAGGCCAGGAAAGTTGGCGAACATGCCGGCGTCGACGATCTCTCGCCAAGCAGCCGTGATGCCGTTCGTAATATTGCCAAGTAGATGCGAGAGGCCAATAGCATAAAATCCGAAGCCACGGATGAACGGAAACTGTACGAAATACGTTTTCGGCAAACACATCTCGTCGTCTTCGTTCCAATTCCTCCGCATATCGAGGATTGTTCTTGTCTCCTTGTGGATCGCCACTTTGTAGGGGACCGCCAAGCCATCCGGCTCGCCGTCGGTCTCGTGCTCGAACCCCTCCAGATCGAGTTCACAATAGGTTTCGAGGATCTCATGATCACGATCGTCCTGTTCCCAGGAATCATATTTGCGGATGCCTGAGATCTGCTCCGATTGCATCTCGGTCGGCGTCTTCTCGATGTACCCAGGTTCGCTCAGATCGCAGTCGCGATAAGCTCCGCAGAGCTGCATCCGACGTATCATGCTGGGCCGCATGAAAACCCGGTGGGTGATTCGGCCCGCGTCATAGATCGAAGTAGAGGAATTGTTGACGATCAGATCATCGCCGAATACCGCACGACTTACCGGCCTTCTAAGGATCGGGTCATGGTATATTTTCTTGAAGACACACCCATCGAGACCCACTCTGAGGAGCATCTGGTCCGTGTCGGGAACCCAAACCTTGTCGGTGGTGGTCAAGTAGTGATTGAGATCGTGCTCCAACGCACTGGAAAGCACGTCGAGATCTTCAGTCGAGCCCGATGTGTCTTCGGAGACTTTGGCTGGCCCATCGCTGGGGCACAACTCGGCGAAGGCGTTGGCGCCGAATCGGATTACCGCTTCCGCCAGTAGCGTCGCCCGGATCTGCGACTGGCCCTCCAGCGGCGCACTGCCATCACTGCCGTTCGAGCGCATGGCCTCGATGCGCAGCCCCATTAGCTCCATGCCGCGAGCGCGCGTGTCGAGCCACTCGCGGCGGGATTCGTTGTCCTGTTCGATGAGCCGGATCAGCTCGTCGGCGATCGAGTTGAGCTGGGTCTCGGGGAGCGATTCGGCGAGGTTGTCGCCGAACTCCGTATCCTCTTTCGCGATGCGCCTGGGACCGACAAAAACGACAACGCCGCCGTCTTCGGTCTCAATCTTGGTCGCCTTGTCGTAGTCGATATCGCCGTCGTCCGCGTCGAGGTCGATGTCCTTCGGCGCGAACCGAGTCGCTAAGTCGTCCGGGTCATCGAGACTGCCGTCGATCGGACTCGGAGGCAGCCTGATTGCGCCAAGTCCACCGAGTCCAGCCACAGCGGACCTCCGTCACGTCACTGGGTAGGCGGTTCGTCCGCAAGGACCAGATCCTGATCCAGCACTTGCTTCTCGATCTCGTCATCGATCGGGTAGCAGATCACCAGAGTGTTGTGCAGTCGGAACGCCGCGAACCATTTGTCCGGTGGATCGCCCCGTCTCTTGAGGCGGTGACCAGCGCGGAAGAGCGCACCGGCCTCGGCCGGATTGACAGCTCTCTCTTCCTTCTCTGGCTCTGGTTCCGGCTGGGGCTGCTGATCGCGCTGGGCAACGCCAGGACGGGCGGCCGGCGGCTGCGCGGGATGGCGCGGGGGCGGTTCTCGGGTGGGCGGCGCGGACCGACTGGGCGACGCCGGACGTTGGGGAGATTGGGCCATGGGGTTCCTCGCCTACTTGCGGGCGAGGATTTCGCGCAGCGACTGGGCGACTCGTCAAGAGGCAGGCTAGCGGACCCGCTGGATGTACATCGAGAACTCCTGGCCGCGAAACTTGAAATGGACCGATCCACCGTCCTTTCCAACGATCTCGACGCCGCTCTGCGCCGTAAGATGGTCGCGGACTAGATTCGCCCAGGCGGAAAGCCCTTCGTCCACTGCCGGAGCAGCCTTGGGCGGCGGCGGCTGAGTCGGTTCGATCTCGTCAGCCATGGCGCCCAGTTCTCCCGAGTGAGGGCGCCTTCGCCGCGCCGCCGATCGCGAGCGGCTTCGCGTGCCGCTCTGCGCGCGACATCTTGCCGCGCTTCACGCCAAGCTTAGTCGGCTGATTCGTGCCCTTCTTCAGCTCGCCCGCCTTTTGCAGCGTACTCGTCGCCACAGCCCACGGGTTCACGCCAGGGCTCGATTTCTTAATGGCTTTGACCGCCTTCTCTAGGATCGCCGGCATCGCCCATGGCTCCGATCTCGATTCCCACTCCGGCATGTCGCAGGATGAGAGACGCAAACGCAACCGCTTCCTCGCGCTGCAACGCCAGCCACGCGACCTCTTTGCCGTAGTCTAGCCGCACCATGCGAGTGCCGTCCGGAGCGTTAAAGTGGCTGAGCGCGACGTTGATTCCGCCCTCATCATCAGGGCTGAGCTTGCCGTGCGGGAAGTCGCCCGTCGGTCCGGCCAGCGCTTGGTCGGCCAGCGCTTGGTCGGCAAGCTTTTTGAAATGCGCGGCGATTGCCTCCATCAGGGCGATCTCGCGCTCCTCTTTCGGGCCGATGCCCCGTTTGCCGAACACGTTCTTGCGCATCGCCACTTCGCGCGCCGCGCACTTTTCCAGCTCTCGATTCGTGAAGGTCAATTGATGCCGCCCATCTGCCTCCGGACATAGTCCTGGGCGAAGGCCTCGCACAGCGCGGCATAGAAGCATCTCGGCGTGAAAAATTTCAAAAATTCGCCGCTCCCGATCTCCTCTTCGCTGCAAGCGATCAGGTGCACCGGGCCGTCGCGCACGATCTCGCCGAGCTGGTTGATGAAGAACAGCCCCTCGGGCGTATGACCGACGCCGAGCACGACGCCGTGGAACTCGCCGATCTTGCCCGCGATCCTGTCGAGGATGGGCCGCACCTCGAAAGCGCTGCGGATCTTAGCCTGCTGGCGGAGCTGATGCTCGCTCATACCGTCTCCAACCTGTCTGTCTCTTGTTCGAGGCGTTGGGACGCCCGAGACTGGAGTTCGTTCTGATGGGCGACAAATTCCCCAATGGTTGCCCTGATGATCCCCTCACCCTCTTTCACCAGTCTACGCCCTCGACGTAACTCGGCGTTGAGTCGCGCGGCGCGATTCAAGAGTTGATTGTCCGGCACGCCATTTAAGTCGTCGCTCATGACAGCCAGTACTCCGGACTCGTGAGTTCGCCATTGCCGGTCCATTGCCGGACGAAGTCAGGATCGTAATCGCGGAGATTGATCCAGTTGTCCGCCAGCGGCCTCGACCACGCATGCTTCTCCAACTCGATCCTCTCAAGCCTCTCCAACTCGATCCTCTCAAGCTTCCCCAACCCGGTCCTCTCAACCCGATTCCCCATGTCGATGATCGCATCCGCGAGCCAATCGATCGGCACATAGAGCGGGGTGAGCCGCGTCGAGATCGGCATGAGCGGCGCGACGCGAATGATCGCCGGAGCGGCGACGAGAGCGGCAAGCCCAGTGATGAATCCGCGTCGTCCGATCTCGATCATGAGTCGCCCTTCTCCTCCTTGAGCATCGCCACCTTCAGCTCCAGATCGGCGATGATCGCGTCCTTCGTCATGGAGCCATCCTCGATCGTCGACTCGATCAGCTCGTCCAGCTCGTCCAGAAAGACGCTCATGGCTCTGACCTCGCCCTGGAGATGTCCTGATACTTGGCCATCATGCCCGCCCGGAACGCCCGAACCGGGAAGTCGACGAGGAACGTCTTCGCCTCAAGCTCTTGCGGCGTCGCGGCGATAATTTCTTCGCCGTCATTCGTGATCGGCTCGCCGTCCGCGTCGATGAAAATCAGGTGATCGCCGGATTCCTCGACCTCGATATCGAGCCCGATCACCCGGCTGACCGTCTTCAACAGACGGTTCAATCGTTCAACAATTTCCTTCGTTTCGCTCACTTGGTTTCCTCCAAAAGGACGGGCGGCCCCATCGCGATATCCGGGGGGCGGGTTTCGCTCGCGAACCGCCCGAGCGGGACAAGAGTCTCCGCTGATTTGCACGATACGTCGATTTGCAGAACTTGCAACCTGTCTCGCAATGCGCTATATGAGAAACAGGCGGACACGGCATCGGCTTGCCGCTCCTGGGGACTAAACCTGGGGTGCTCGTGATCCGCCGCCAGCTAACGAGAAAGGCCGCCGCGCCTGCGGATTCGCGGCGGCCCCCGTCATCAACAGGAGAAAGGCGACTCGGTCGCCAACAGGAGTTTAGCAGTGAAAAAAGCCGTCGCCTACTTCCGAACCTCGTCCGCCACCAACGTCGGCGTCGACAAGGACAGCCTCGGCCGCCAAGAGCGGGCCGTCCGCCAGTTCGCCGAGCGAAACGATATCTCGATCGTCGCCGAATATTACGACGCCGCCGTCTCCGGCGCCGATCCGGTCACCCAGCGGGAGGGCTTCGGCCTCATGCTCCAGCGGATCGCCGGGAATGGCGTGAGAACGATCCTCGTCGAGACCGCCAACCGCTTCGCCCGCGATCTCATGGTGCAGGAAACCGGCTGGAAGATGCTTCAAGATCTCGGCGTCGAGTTGGTCGCCGTCGATTCGCCTGGGAGCTTCGTCGAGGACACGCCGACGGCGTCCCTGGTCCGGCAGATCCTGGGCGCGGTCGCTGAGTTCGACCGGGCATTGACGGTCGCCAAGCTCAAGGCGGCGCGCGACCGCAAGAAGGCCACGACCGGCAAGTGCGAGGGCAGAAAATCCTGGGCCGAAATGGACCCGAAGATGACCAAGATCGCAAAGCAGCTGCGTCAGGCAGGCGCATCGCTCAACGCGGTGCGCGCAGCGCTGGCGAACCAGGGCTTTGTCAGCTCGTCCGGCCGCCCGTTCACGCGATCGGTCGTGTCGAGGATGGTCGACAAATAGAAAGGGGGCGGCCGAAGCCGCCCCCTCCCCCGTGCCATGGCCTGCCTCGCCTGACCCGGCCGCACCAGACCGAGCCTCGCCTTGCCTCGCCTGCCTCGCCTAGCCCAGCCATGCCTTGACAAGCCTCGCCGCGCCTTGCCACGCCGTGCCTGCCGAGCCCTGCCGAGCCATACCAAAGCGCGCCCAGCCATGCCGCCCAAGGCTTGCCCAGCCCAGCCGCGCCTGCCTTGCTCTGCCTCACCGGACCTAACCTGACCCTGCCTCGCCTTACCCGGCCCCACCTAACCGTGCCTGCCTTGCCTGATACGCACTTACGCTGCATTCCGCCCCTGGAGACGCTCAGCCAACGCCTGGACGGCGGCCTCCAGATCCCCAGTCGGGCACTCGACTCCCAGAGCATGAGCGACGCGCGCGAGCCGCGTCACCGCCGCGCTGACGGACCTGAGTTCGAGCAAGACCGCCGTGAGCGAAGCGTCGCCATCGTCCGCGAGAGTGGCCGACGACACGTAGGCCTGGACACGCGGGCCGACGCGCGGATCGTGCAAGTAGACGATGTCGCGCTCGACCGGCGCCTCGTCCTTGATCGAGATGTAATCCACTCGCGGGGAATAGATCCGGATCAGCTGCCGCGCCTGTTGCAGCCTGTATCGGTGAGCGGCGACATCGTCCCGCCACTCGAACTCGCCGTGCAGGACGTTCGCGGGGTCCTTCGCGGCTTCGACCACGCTATCGGCCGTGATGAGACCGTCAACAGCGCTGGCGACCAACGCCTGCCACAAAAGCTCTCGTCGTTCTTGCTCCATTTCAAGCTCCCACTTGCACGGCGGCGCCATCGCCCCGACGAGGCTTGTGGCGGCGATCGATCTCAACGTTGAACCAGTCCATCAATTCGGCGGTGTTCTCGTCGAACATCTCCGGATCGGTCCACGCGGCCTGCTGTGCGGCCCGCCCGCCGGTCGCCATGATCTCCTTCAGCTCCGGATCATTGTGATCGCTGACGATGCGGAAGCAGCCGAACGGGCCGCCCTCCGGGCCACCGCCCTTTTGCTGGCGACCATCACCGAAACCGACGATCTGGCCGGCGCCCGCGAGCAGATTCAGCATCTGGCTGTCGTTGAGCGGCGCGACCTTGTACTGGATCACCACATTGGGGAGCGCCCAGCGCTTAAAGATCGGCCGCGTCCGCACATCCGGCGTCCTGGCCATATCGGAGTTGCGCACCATGTCCATGCGCAGCTCCGGCACGCCGTACAAATGCAGCGTCGGCGTCAGAACCATGGTCAGCCGCTGGATTTGTGTCTTGAACGCCCCGCCCATGTCGAGCGCCGCCGCCGCCATGGCCTTGCTCACGATGCCGTTCGGCAAGTGAAACAGGGTTGGCGCCTGGACGTCGCGGCAGCGATAGAGCGAATCGCGAAACTCGCTCAGAGGATCATGCTTGAGCGGCGCGCCTTCGGCCGCCTTCCCTTTCGAGGCGGGCAAAAGCAGTTCTTGCCACGCTTTTTGCGCGAAGCGGTGCATGAGAAGATTCTCGCCGACCAGATGGACGACGAATTTGCGCATCTCAATCGGTTTGATTTCGACGGATTCTTTCTTAGCCGTCACCCTCGGGGACTTCATTTCGACTCCTTTGCTGTAATAGCCAACGGTAGGCCGTGGTTTCGCCCATATTTGCACGATCTGCGAAACGTCAAGGCCCAGAAATGAAAAGGGCCGCCGAAGCGGCCCTTCCCCCTTAGTTCCGCAACTCAGGCTGGTTGCGGGCCTCAACCTTGAAGTAGCTCTTCAGCGAGCTGTACGGCGACTTGTTCAGCTCCTTGATGAGATACCGATCGGCGGCGTCCTCCATCTCCATGGCATAGAGTTCGCCCTTAGCCCGATTGATCTGCTGAACCAGCTCGATCTTGCGCCGAAACCGCCCCGCAATGCGCTCCTTCGCCTGATCGACCTCATCGATCCGATAACCCGGATCGTTGATCGACTTATACGTGTCTGTAGTGGCCATCCGCTTACTCCTGTGACGCGCCTCCCTTTAAGGTTGGCGACCGCCATCTTGCACCAACCGCAGAAACCGTCAAGATGGTGTCAACTAGTGTCAACTCTGAGCCAATTTGATGAATTTCACCCCCTCCATCGGGGCCGCGTAGAAGATCTCGTCATTCCCGGTATTGCTGGCGGTCTTCGTTGTGCGGGTCCACGTCCCGAACGTCGTCGCCTCCATCATCACGGCGGCGGCGAGGTCATGGCTCACGCTCACCCAGGCATAGACCTCGCCGATCGCGCGATCGACCGACATCGCGCTAGCGACGAAAACATTGGGATAGGGCCAATCGTTTCGGCCGCGAAAGGTGACGCCAAGCGTCTTGACCTCGATTCGCAGCCTCGGGCCATCCTTCCAGGCGAATAGGTCGCCGCCGTCGATGTACTGCGGGTGCTCGGCCGCGCACGGCGCTTCCCTGGTCGGCGCAATCTCGACCCAGTAGCCGCGCGAGTTGAGCCAATAGGCGAAAGCGAACACGCCCGGTTTCGAGCCGCGCAAGCGCTCGATGAATCTGGCATGTTGGTTGGTGCCCAAGGAAGGAATCGAACCTCCGACGCCTGCGCCTTCAACGCAGCGCTCTACCGAACTGAGCTACCTGGGCTTGCGGTCCTTAAGCCACAGCGCCTCATTGGCGTCCACGCCCAAGCTGATCGCTAACAGGGCGCTCACGAGAAAGGCCTTTTCCTTCGGCGTCAGAGGAACTCTATCCTCCAGCTTCTGCGCCAAGTCCAACAACCGCTGCCGCGCTGGCGAGGTCATCGGAATTGCGCCATCGCTGACGCCAGCTGCCAAAGCGCCGTCCAAACGAGCGCATTGGCCAAAAGCACAATCGCGATCCTCATCGCGCCTCCTTCACGAGCGTCGTCGCCCACTTGGCCAACGTCGCCGCGCCGCTAATCGTCATCTCAGCCTGTTCGAGCAACGTCTGCGCCTCGCCAGGGCGCTCATCCACCATCGCTTTGAACGCCTCAAGCAGGAGCTTGCGCGACTCCGTCAGTCGATCGGCAATCTGATCAACCGCGTTTCCATAGAGACGGCGGCTCGTCGGCATCAGTCATAGGCCTCCAGGCGGTCGATGAAGGCGAGCAACCGCTCCTCGCCCAGGCACAACCACGCGGGGTCGTTCATAGCATGAAATGCAAATGCTGCTTTCGCCCGGTCGAGATCGCCCGCCTCCCGCAGGCAGATCGGCCACAGGATCTCCATGTCGACGTCCCGCTGCCGCGCCCGCCACCACATCACGATCAACGCCCAGATGCCCATCGGGGTTACACCGCACGCGCATGAATCAGCGCTGGCCGCGCCCACCGCCGCTGAAACCCGCGCCAGCGCCAATCCGGCGTCCATTTCTCCTGACTCAGCGTCTCCGGGCGCCACAGCATCGCCATCGGCGTGAACCCAATTCCCTCCATAGCGCGCAACCGCTCTACGGCGGCGCTGATCGTATCCTTGGGATAGCCAATCAGCACATAGACCCGCATCCGATGCGATTCGGCAGTGAACCCGGCATCCAAAAGCCGCCGCGCCGCCGAGCGCAGCGTCTCGAACTCGTCGCCGGGATCGTAGGCGAAGAACATGTTCGGTCGAGGCGTGAGACCCGCCAAGAGATCGACCTGATAATCCTCCAAGGCCAGCGCCTCCAGACCCCCAGTGAACTCCACCCGCCGCTTCTGCCCCCGCAGCATCGCAAACACCGCCTCGACATGCTCGCGCGGGCAGGCGAGAAGATTGTCATCGAGAATGTTCCAGCCGTCGATGACCGGCAACAACCTCGGAACCGGGTCGCGTTTCCAGACCGAACAGAACCAGCAACGCCGAGGGCACCCCCGGCTGGTGAAGACGTACCCTGGCTTGATGTAGCGGCCAGGAACAAACTCATCACCGCGATCGCCATAAGCGACGCCGCCGACCTTGACCGGCGCAACATGCCGCCATTGCTCGGCCAGCCATTCCGCCTTCGGCTTGTCGTAGGTGAACGCCACCGAAACATGCACCTCGTCGGCGCGCGCGAACAAATCAGGGGGTCCGAAATAGGCCAGCTCGTCGTCCGGCGTCGCCTTCGTCTTGCGTGGAAACACCCGGATCAGCGTCATGTCGCTTTTTCCTCCCAGGATGGAGGTGTACAGTCCGGAGGTTCGGTCCGCCAACGCGCCTCACGGATGGACTGAAGGGGCCGGTTCCGGCGCTGGGGCCGGTCCCACCGCCCGCACAGTCCGCTGCGGCCGGAAATAGGTCGTCCCGCCATCGTCCTCGACGCCAACCACGCCGCAGCGGCAGATGTGCGTGATCACTCCCTCGCAATAACCCCAGCTGTCCGGATTACGGAACGCACCGACTCGGACCCTCATCCGCCGATCCATCGCCCTGATCGCCTCCGCCCGCGTCATCTTCCAACGCTCCTAGCGCGGCCGATTCCGGCGGGCGATTTTGCGCTCGGCGAACGCGACGACTTCAAGCACCTCAGACGGCCTCAACTGCTCCAGCACGTCGATGACCTCGTTTGCATCGACGCCTTTCCATGCGCGCAACATCTGAACGACCTTAGCGGCCGGAACGACCACATTCCCCGGAATGTTGTCCAAAATGGTCACGGCCTCATCTGTGGTCATAATGGCGAATATAGCCGCCGTGGCCGTTTAGGTCAAATCGGGTACAGCGGCTGCGGGGGAAGCGGCGACGCCATCAGCTCCGCGTATTCCTCCGCCTGGACCTCGGTCGACTTCTTCAGCAAGCCCCGATCGCGGCACCACTTCAGCGCCTGACACAAGGCGTCAACGATGTCGTCGAATTTCCCTTTCGGGAAGCTCGCGCACTGGCTCATGCACAGCTCGGCCCAATCCCGAGGCCAAACCGCCCCGTTACTCTGCGTCTGAGCTGGGCACCAGATGACGCCCTTGCGCACACTGCCATCCGCCTGCTCCTCGCCCCACAAATGCGACAGCGCGTTCGCGCGCGAAACCTTGTCCATATTACCCGGATCGATCCGCTGGACCGCAAATTCCTCGTCCCGCGTCAGCCGCGAAATCTCCTGCGCGACCGAGATCCCTGACGCTTTCAGCTCGATTAAGAGCCGATCGACCTTCAATTTTCTGCACGATTTGATCACCTCCTCGACCAGATCGTTCAACGCCAGCCGCTTCTGCCAGCAAGCCATCAACATCGCCTGTTGCACCCCGCGATGGTTCGTCCAGAGCCCGAGCACGATGAAGGCCGAAAAATCGGCTTCCTGCTTCTCGCCGTAAGCCGGGTCCAGCGAGCCCAGGATCACGTCCATGTCCGGATATTGCGATTCGTTCCTGCCGAACGTCAGCGCAATCCCGCGATGCCAATATTCCCAGCCGCCATACGGAAACAGCCCCCCGCCTCGCGGCGCCGGCCGCTGCTGGTACTGGCCAGCCCACGCAAATTTGTCCATGTCCCGCTTGAGGTTCTCAACCTCCTGCCGGCCCCACCGCGCCGGAAACAAAAGCTCCCCCTCGCTGCGCCGCCAGTCGCTAAATCCAATGCTCGTTTCGCAATGCCGCGACGATTCGTACTCCATCGGCAAAACCAACAAACAATAATCGGGCATGTACTCCATGATCACCCCGCTGATGTCCGCCTCGTGCAGCCGCTGCATCACCACAACGATCGCCGAGCGCGCCTGATCGTTCAGACGGTTCACCGCGCTCTCCCGAAACCGCCGCGTCGCCTTCTCCCGATCGTTCGGGCTCTCCGCCTTCTCCACACTGTGCGGGTCATCCAGAATCAATCTGTCACCGCGCCGGCTAGTCAGACTGGAGAACGCAACCCCGTCCCGCGTCCCCGTCATCGAATTTTCAAACGACAGCTCCCCACCGCGCGTCAACTCAACATGCGGCCAGTGACGCTGATACCAGTCGCTGGTCACCAACATCCGCATCTTGCGAACGTCCCGAACGCACGCGCTCTCCGCAAAACTGGAGCTGATGTACCGATACGACGTCAGACCCCGAGGGCCCCATTCCCAGCTCGGCCAAAGCACACTGACCAAAAGCGACTTCGCCGACCCAGGCGGAACATTGATCAACAGCCGCGTAATCAGCCCCGCCGAAACCGCTTCCAAATGCTCGCAGATCGCCTCGACCAAAGGCCCCTTCACAAACACCATCCGGGGCTCCAAAATCGGCCACGCCTCCTCAACAAAATTCACCAAACTATTCCGGCACCGCTCCCGAACCGTCGACACGCTCGCCGACGCCTCCATCGACGAAATCCCCAGCTCCCTTTTCATCAACTCCGCCACCACCGCCTCGTGGCTCGGTAGATTCGACCTCGGCATCAATCAGCACCGGATGTCTCGCTAGCGGCCGCAACGCCCGCTCCAACTCAATCAATTGCGGAACACTCAACCGCGTCAAGTCCGGCCCCGCTTCCTGATCCGGCTTCGGCGGCGCCCAGATCGGCCCACCACGACGCTCTAACCAAAATTTGTTCATACTCGCGTCAGCCTGTCGCCAGTTCTTCTCCGGTCCCCCCGTCGCCATCAAATACGCCGCCTGCGCAACCTCGTTCGTCCGCCTCGCCCCGCCCTTCATCATCTGCCCCTTGTACTTCCTGTACAGCCGATCCGCGCTCAACCCCGTCAGCAAACTGATCTCCTGAGGCGTCAGACCATTCGCCGACATCTGCTCAATCGAACCCTCCATCTCCTTCGCCTGCTTCTCCCGCTCCGCCAATTCCTCACTCGTCAGCGCCCTGCTCTTCCGTGCCCTTGGCTTTCCCGGATCTGCCATGTTCAATCTCCGCCAAACCAACCAGATTTTTACCTCAACGCTACAAGCCTAAAAGTTCAAGATGGGCGGTCCCCCCCCCACCCTCCTGCCGCCGCAGCGGCCCTCTATTGGCACTGATTTGGCACGATGCACGCCCCGGAAGTGGTATGCGTTTATTGCGTGTCTCACAATCTTCAGATACACGCACAGCACTCAGCAACATCAAGCACTTAGCCCCTGTTTGAGCCCGCTCGCAGCGCTCGACGCGCAACCGGCGCAGAACCGGCCAGGGACAGGACAAAACGACACTCGTTTCAGTCTCCGAGGAAGGGACCAGCGGGTGAAGGGGAACGAAGGTAGAGGCTCTGTGCTGTCTTTTTATAGGAGAGAGCTTCTAAGCTTCGCCGTAAGGCGCGAAGCGCTTAGAAGCGCTTGCAGAAGGTGCAGAAAGGGAGGAGATAGGGACGCTAACGTCCCCTAGAAGCCCTAAGATCGAAGGTTTTTTATGGTTGATCATTTGCAGTCGCATCCCCACAGGGGGCCTAGCGACGCCTAGGCCCAGTGGGCTGCTGTAATTTGTTAGGGATTCGCGCGCGAGGGGATAGCAGGGACAGTTGAAGGATGTCAAGGGCTTAGGGTTTTGGCTTTGATAAGATTGGGGTTTTTGGAGTGGCGATTTCGCTTGACAGGTTTTGGTAGCGGAGGCGCAAATGATTGAAATTGCGAGGCGGGGAAGTCCAACCCTGGCGAGCGCTGATGAGGTTCTGGCGTTGTTTGAGCCTTGGGCGGTGATCAATCGAGCCACGCGCGCGGTGCTGATCACCTGTTCCATTCGGCGCCCTGGACCGGCCGCGAAACGCTCGGACCGCACTTTGACGGCGCGCGTACTGACCGAGCGGCGTTATGGCGATTTGGCCTGGATTCGCGATAGCGGCGAATTAGCCCACTGCGGGCGTTGGGCGCATGAGGCGTTCCGCAAGCCCAATTGCCGCGAGTGGATCATCGCTGCGCGCCTGTGGCCCTATCTGCGGCGTGGCGAGATCCCTGACACGGTGGAGATCATTGCGGACAGCGCTTTCGTCCGCGATCGACGGTTGCGCTTCCAGGCCGAGCACGGCGACGTCTGGCGTCGGCTCATCAATCCGACCAAAGGCGCGGCTTGGTACAACGGCGGCAAGCTTGAGCTGGTCGATCGGTTCGGCACGCTCACGGACAAAGAGCTGGCGAAAATTCGCGCTCAAAAGACCGAGCGCAACTGGCAAGCGATCGACGACCGTGAGCCATCGCCCAAGCGAGACTTCGACGTCGACGACGAGATCCACTGAAGCGCTCTTGACCGCGATCCATTCCTGGCGTCCATTTGCATGATCTGCAAGTGGAGTGAGGAGTCGAACCATGCTGTACGGGATCGCTGAAGGCAATTGGACGAGGACGCCGGAACGCGATGAGGCAATAAGGCTTGCGGTCCTATCGGGGCGAACGCTGCGATCGGTCGGCGATGAGTTTGGCTTGTCGCGCGAGCGGGTCCGGCAGATCTATGCCCTCGGTCAACGGCGTCGGGGATTGAGCCTGCATGTCCCGCCTAAGCCGCCGAATCCGCTTGCGAGGGAAAGAACCCCAGCTTGGTACACTGAAGGTCGCCAAAGGCTTAGCGCGCAAATTTCGGAAAATTACCTCAAAAACCTGAAACCGACCTAACACAACTGACGCTTAGGTTGTAACACCTTTAGCCCTTTGCTGGGCTTTAAACAGGGCGCTGACGGGCGCTCTGCAATCTAGGGGATCTGCATCGACTGCAAAAAGGGGCGTCTCAGCGACCGTTTCTGGCCGTTTAATCGCCTATCGCGTTTTGTGGCTTGAGGGACCGAAAAGGGACAGCTGCGAGGGACAAACGAGGACATGTCCGAGCTGGGGACAAGCGCGGGACAAACTGGCTGTTCCTCGAGCCTGGGAAGGGGACTGGCTGGGGACAATGTAATAAGGAGTCCGTTCCGGCTCGAGAAAATCGTCACGATGACGACGAAAATAGCTTGACCGGCGTACCGTAACCCCCTATTTGAGGGACAGGCGCCGCCTACGGCGCCCAAACTGGAGTCGAACCCATGTCACGCGAATCTGATCTGCGCCCGTTTTCGTTCGAGGACTTGCCCTATCGCGACGGCAAGCGCGTCGAGCCCGAGTCCTGGGGGCCAATTTACACCAAGCCAGCGAAACCCGGCCGCAAGGTCGCGGTCGACACTTGGCCGACTAATGCCCCGAGCGGGCAGAAGACGGCGCACGTCGACGACGCCAAACACCGCGCGAAGATTCGCGCTGAGTTCGCGGCGCAGGCTAACGCCGATCGCGCCGCCTGGGCGACCGGCAAACTCTCCCTCGACCGCGTCGGCATGCACGGGGGCATTGTCGAGGCCTACAAGGCGGCCATGGCGGCCAAGCGCGATCGTCTTGCCCGCGAGGCTCTGCCGGTGCGGTTCCCGCTCGGGAGGGCAGCATGACCAAGTGGATCGTGACCTACCCCGGTATCACTCAAGACCTGATCCGCGCCTTCGACAATGAGTCCGAGGCTAAACAGTTCGCGCGCATCCGCCGGGATCGCGAACTCCATATGTGGCGCCATGTCCGCCTGGAAAAGACAGAGGACAATTGCGTCACCATGATCCCGGTCAAGTTCTGAAGGCGAAACGCGCGCTCTGGCGCGCGTCTGGCGGTTTGGCCGCCACTGATGAGCCTACCAACGGAGTCGAAGACCATGGAATGCATGATCGAAGTGAAGGCCGCCGATATTCGCATTGGCGACCGAGTGGACCTTGAGGGCGATGACATTGCCGACTGGGACGGACGGCTGGTCGCTTGCGAGTTGGCGACTGTCACTGGAAGCGAGCGCGAGACGGCGGACTGCGTGCGCGTTGATTTTGAGGACGAGTCCTTTGGGTTCCCGCCGGAGCATCTTTTGCGCATCGTGCCTCGCACCGCAGATCGCGGCTGGGAACATGTCCGCGAATATCTGTTGCAGCCTGACGAGTTCGGCGCGGTCACGGGCGAATATGACCCGATCGACATCGAAGAGGGCGGCAGCGGGAAAGTCTACGTCTGAGGAACGCGAGCGGGACTCTGAACCAGGGCGAAACGCGGAGGCCCGTCCTGGGGCCTCTGTGTCGCGGCGTAAGGCGCCGCCTGATGAGCCTACTCACAGCAATCTGAAGGAGTCGAGAAATGGACTGCGTAAACATCATTACGCGCTGCCGCGAGATTCGTCGCGAGGCGCGCCGCGCGGAAGAGGCCATCAAGAGCGGCGATTCAACCCGGTGCGGTTTGGCGATGAGCGTGCTGGAGCTTCACCTTCAGGCCATCCGCGCCGAGCTGGATTCGCGGCGGAAGGAGCTGCGCTGATGACCCGCAAAATTCGCTGGCGGCGTGTCGTCTGCCCGATCTGCGGCGATCGTATCACCAACAATGCGCTGGGGAAGGCGGCGCATATTCGCCACTGCACCAAGGAAAAGGCGGCGGCCAGGGCCGAGGCCGAGCGGCGCGCCCGCAATCCAAAATCGTCGCCATCTTGACAGTTTTTGCATCTAACGCTATCTGAGAGGGGCGCAGGCCTACCCGCGCCCTTTAACTTTTTGGAGTCGAACCCAATGCGAGACATGCACCGCGAGATCACCGACAAGATTCTCGCCCAGCTGAAAACTGGCGTTGCGCCCTGGCGCAAGCCCTGGTCCGAGCGCGTTGGCGCGCATGGCAGCGTGATGCCGCGCAATGCGGTCACCGGCCGCTTCTACAGCGGCGCTAACGTCCTGTTGCTCTGGGGCGTGGCCGAGGTCGAGGGCTACAGCACGCCGCGCTGGCTGACCTTCAAGCAGGCCAAGGCGGCAGGCGGCAACGTCAAGAAACACGAGCACGGCGTCGCCGTGATCTTCGTCAAGCGCATGCTCGTAAAGGACGATAAGAATCCTGGCGAGAAAAAGACCATTGGTTTCTTGCGCAGCTACACGGTTTTCAACGTGGCGCAGTGCGAGGGGCTGCCGGATTCGGTCATGGGCCTGGGCGAGCCTCGCCAGCATGCCCCGGTCAATCCTGACGGGCGCGACGCTGATCTCGACGCCTTCGTCGCCGCGACCGAGATCCGCATCGAGGAAGGCCGAGGCGCGCGCGCCCAGTATGCGCCCTCGCTCGATCGCATCCAGATGCCCGCGTTTGAGGCCTTTGTCGGCGCCCATGCCTTCTACAGCACGCTCTTTCATGAGATGGGCCACGCGACCGGGCATCCCTCGCGCCTGGGCCGCGAGCTGAAGGGCAAGTTTGGGGACCGCGAATATGCGGCCGAGGAGCTGATCGCCGAGCTAACGGCGGCTTTCGTCTGCGCCGAGTGGGGCATCGACATGGGCGAGGCTCCGGCCGCCTACATCGACCACTGGGTTTCGCTCCTGTCCCAGAAAGAGACGGCGATCGTGACCGCCGCCAGTGCGGCCAGCAAGGCCGTAGACTGGTTACGCGGCAAGGTGAGTGCAGAGGAGGCGGACGAGGAGGAACCCGCTCTGGAGGCCGCCTAATGCCCGCCATCGTCGATCTGAGCGGAATCCGTTTCGGGCGGCTCATTGCCGTCCGACTCGCCGCGCGAGCTGGCAAGCACACATTTTGGAATTGTTCATGCGACTGCGGCGCGACCTCGATCGCGCGCAGCAACAATCTGCGCAGGGGCCACACAAAGTCTTGTGGCTGTTTGGATCGTGAGCTGCGCGCTCATTGGAACGAGGTTAGGGGCGCCGCCGCTCAAGAGAAACGACAAGCAGAGGCGGCACGCGCCCTCGGTCGATTGAAGGAGTCGAACCATGATTGATGCCCCAAGCGAAGACGCCGTTGAACTGTATCGCGTGGCGTTGCGCGCCCTCGCGCTCGCCGGACTCTATTCGGCGGAGGAGGTTGGCTACGCGCTGGGCCGCCTCAGAAGCGAGCAATCGCGGATCACTCGCGATGACAACGAGTGGAAGGCGTTCGAGCATATGTGCGACGCCCTCCAGCTCGCCGCGATGGGTTGAGCGAACGTGAGGCCATGCGCGTCTAGGCGGCGCGCATGACCGGACGATCGATCGATCGAAACCGAGAAGGAGTCGAACCCATGGAACACCAAAGCGCGCGAGACGCGGAGCACTACCTCCTCGATCGCGACGATTACATCCGGCTTTGTCGCATCATGACTAAGCTTTTTGAGAGCAACGACAAACCCGAGCTGCGGACAGCCGATGCGCGCCGCGATATGGCGCAGGAAATGAACAATTGTTTAGGCCGCGCTTTGCCTTATGGGCCAACCCATAGGGGGCTGCGATGAGCCTGCGCTATAGCTGGGTCCGCAATCAGGTGGAGCTGTGACCCGGCCTCACAGCATGGCGAGGTCCAGCCGCCCGGTTTGCGTCCACTGTGGCGCCAAGTATGGCCAGCGCCATACGCATCAGGAGGACGTGCGCTGGCCCGAGGGCGAGCCGATGCCGAGCTATACCGGCAACGGCGTCGTCTGGAAGACGAGCGAGCCGAGCCGGCTGGGGCTCAAAGCGGAGTTCCTGGCCGATCAGCAAAAACGAACCTCATGGGCTGGCGGCCTCGCGCGCAAGAGGGAAGAGCCGGACCCGCGCTTCTACACCGACACGCCCACCCTGCACGCCTACCGGGAAGTGTGGGACGGCGAATCGTGGACGGGCGGCTATGACCCGTTCTGCACGCTCCGCTGCGCGCTGAGTTACGCCCGCAAGGCTTATGCGGCGAGATAAAAACTGGCGTCATCTTGACGGTTTTTGCAGAGCATGCCATATCAGGACCGGGCGGCGCCTACCGCCCGGTTTTCTTTTTTGGAGTCGAGTTCAATGGCAATCAAAGTTGTGCAAGAGGGCCGCATTTGGATCGCGCGGTCCGACTACGCGGACAAGGATATCGTGAAGGCGGCCGGGTTCCGGTGGAACCCCGATCGCAAAGTCTGGTGGACCGACAAGCCGGAGATCGCGGCGAAGATCGACGGCGACAACGCGGACCTCGTCGCCCGCATTAACGCCGAGCGGCAGGCGCAGCATCAGGCTCGCGAGGCCTCCATTGTCGCCTCGCACGCGACCGATGCCGCGATCGACCTTCCCTTGTCCGACGTCTGCCGCAAGTTAGGGCTCAACTACCTCCCCTACCAGCGGGCCGGGATCGCTTATGCGGCGGCGCGCACCAATACCCTGATCGGCGATGAAATGGGCCTGGGCAAGACGATCCAGGCTGCGGGCGTCATCAATGCCACGCCGTCGATCCGCAAGGTTCTGGTCGTCTGCCCTGCGAGCCTCAAAATCAATTGGGAGCGGGAGCTGCGAAAGTGGCTGGTGCGTCCGCTCAGCATTGGCGTCGCCAACGGCGGCTGGCCGGCGACTGACGTGGTGATCGTCAATTATGACGTGCTGCGCAAGTTCGACGCCGAGATCAAGGCGGTGGACTGGGATCTCGCGATCTTCGACGAGTGCCACTACGTCAAGAACGGCAAGGCGCAGCGCACCCAGGCGATATTCGGCAAGTGGGACGCTGCCGCGAAGGCCTGGAAGGTCGCGCCGATCCGCGCTGCGCGCCGCCTGTTCTTGACCGGCACGCCCATCTTAAACCGCCCGAAAGAGCTGTGGACGATCGTTCACGCGCTCGACCGGCAGGGGCTGGGCGCCAATTGGCGGGGCTTCCACGTCCGCTACTGTGCCGGTCATCAGACCGAATATGGCTGGGACATCGACGGCGCGTCGAACCTCCCTGAGCTGAACAGCAAGCTCCGCGCTGCGTTCATGATCCGCCGGTTGAAGAGCGAGGTTCTGACCGAGCTGCCCCCCAAGCGTCGGCAGGTAATCGTGCTTGAGCCGAGCAAGAAGGCGCGCGCCCTGATCGAGCGGCAGAACGCCCTCGCAGAGCGCGTCACGCAGGCCAAGGAAGCCCTCCAGGCGTCGAAGGCCTCAGAAGACCCCAAAGCGTTCGAGGCGGCTGTGGCGGCCCTAGAGGACGCCTCTGGGGCCGCTTTCGAGGAGATGAGCGCGCTGCGGCATGAAATCGCCCTCGCCAAGCTCCCGCAAGTGATCGAGCACGTTCGCGATGCGCTGGACGGCAGCGAAGGTAAAATTTTACTTTTCGCCCATCACCGGGACGTCGTCGAAGCCCTGACGAAAGAGTTTTCCGATGTCGGCGCCGTCAAGCTTATGGGCGGCGATAGCGCGGCCGATAAGCAGGCGCGGATTGACCGTTTCCAATCTGATCCGAGCTGCCGCGTGTTTGTCGGTTCGATCAAGGCCGCCGGCGTTGGCATCACATTGACGGCGGCGACTCACGTTGTCTTCGCCGAGCAAGATTGGACCCCAGGTTGGAACCAACAGGCCGAGGATCGGGCCCACCGCATTGGTCAGCGCGAGTCGGTTCTCATCCAGTATGTCGTGCTTGACGGTTCGCTGGACGCGCACATTGCGCAGGTGAACGTGGACAAGGCGGCGATTGCCGACGCGGCGCTCGACAAGCCTGGGGCCGCGCTCCCGGCGCCCAAGCCTCTCGATGAGCCCGTCCGAGCCCCAGAGAAGCCCGTCCAGGCCCCTCCGGCTCCTGGCGCGGATGATCTGACCGGCCAGCAAGTCCAAGCCGTCCACGACGCTCTGAGGATCATCGCGGGGCTATGTGACGGCGCTCAAGTCCTTGATGGCTGCGGCTTCAATAAATTGGACACTGACTTTGGCCACAGCTTGGCCCACCGCGAATCGCTGAGCCAGAAGCAAGCCCAGTACGGCCGGAAGCTCGCGATCAAGTATGGGCGGCAGGTTCCGGCCGATCTGCTGGCGATCATTAAGGAGTCGAAACCAAATGGCTAACGAAAACGACGAGCGGCTGCACCGCATCTGTGCAGCTAGGGGCCTGCGCCTGGAAGACATCAAGACCTATGACGATTACGCGCCGCGCTATTCGCATTTTGGATGGTCGGCGACGGTCGGCGACTACGATCTAGGCTGCAAGGTCGGAACCGGACCGACGCAAGAGGCGGCGATCGAGGATCTCCTCGACCAGCTGGACTGATTGCCAGCGTGCGCGCCTCAGAGATGGGGCGCGGTCGCGGGCAATCCCCGGAAGGAGTCGAAAAATGAATGAGCTGAATATCAAGAAGCATATCGAAATGGGGCGTTACCCACGCCGGTATGAGGTCGATCGCACGCCTATGATCCGCCTGTACAAGTCGAGCCCGGAAAGCGCGACGCTGCAATTGCGCGGCGAGATCGCATACGCGAGCGCGCAATATCTCAGCGTGAGCGAAATGCGCGAGCTGATCAGCAAGCTTCGGGAGATCGTCGAGGCGATCGAGCCCACCCAGAAGCTTCACTTCAACATGTTCGCGCGCAAGGAGCCCTGGTTTTGGCCGGTCGAGGACGCGGACGAGCGCGGTTCGGAGGGTTAAGCGATGACATTGGATAAAATGATGGAACTGGCCAAGGACCAAGCTAACCGGGTGATGGTCGGCACCAAGGACGAGCTGACGCCCATATGGCTCTTGGTCACCGAGAAGGGCGACAAGCCGGACGATGTCACGGTCTACGCCACGCCGTGGGGGAACAATCGCGAGAAGCATCTCGTGATCGAAACCATGCGCGACGTCATGCGCGAGAGGCGGTGCACCGCGTACAGCATGCTGACCGAGGCCTGGATGCTGCGCGTCCAGGGAGATCCGAGCAAGGAGTACACCGGGCCGATGCCGAGCGAGAGCCCGGACCGGCAAGAGTGCGTCGTCGCCATGGCCGCCAACAAGGCCGGCGAGCATCGCTACCAGACCTTGCAGACGGTGCGCGCGGCCGATGGAACATGCACCGAGCTGCGCGCCCTCTCGGCGGTCGAGGACCGATTCACCGGCGTTTTCGACAATCTTCTCGACAACAAACGGAGGGCGAATTGAGCGCACAGCCCTTTCAAACATGGACCTTTCTAACCGACGAGGAGCTGAAGCACGGCGCCGCGCTGCATCAAGGCGCAGCGGCGTTTGCTCACGCTGAGTCCGTCGACGCGCTGCGCCGGGGCATGCCCGATTACGCGGCGGAGTGGCAGAAGGTCCAGGCGTTCCATTATCGCGCCGCCGCAGTGCTATTGGGCTTCCTGTTGCGGAGGCCGTCATGAAGCAGCGCTTCACGGTCGAGCTGCAACGATACCCGCGCCAAGAGGCGACGATCGAAATCGTGGCCGAGGGGTTCGGCGAAGCGCAAGCGAAAGCGCTCGACATGGCGCGTAGCGCTGACTTCCCATGGGTTAGCGAGCACGAGGGCGCGCGCATCACCAAGGTGATTTGTCACGCCGGGGAGGTGTCCGATGACGGAGGCTGAAAGCCTAACTCTCGCGGTCCTTAAGAAGATCCAACAGCAATTGACCCGAATCGAGCATGACCTCGCAGACTTGCGCGACCAATTCGTCGTTCAAGTTGCGCTCACCACGCGGCTGCAAAACAGCATCGACAGGCTGAAGATCGAAGTCCGCGAGGTGAACCGTGTCGCGGATTAGGCGCAGGCAATACCCAAAACACTCAGGCGACGCTTACGACCGTTTCCTCACCGAGCGGTCGCGCGGCCAGGACGGCGAATTTTCGTTCGCGAAGTTTGTCGCCCTGGTCGAGGCGCTCGACTGTCCGCCGGATACGATCCCGAGAGACGGGAACAACGGAACCCGGAGAATGACGGCCGGCATTGTGTTGCGGTCGTGGTTCTCGGACCGCGTGCTTCGTTTCAAGGATGGCTCGACCGTCAAGCTCAGTGACGACGATGAATGACGAAGAACAGCGCTGGGAAATAATCAAATCGATCGCCACTTTGCTTACCATGACGGCGGCATGGGCAGGCATTATGCTTACTATTGTTCACTTCTCTGCGCCATCCCCGCCAATTATTATTCAGCTTCACTTACTCTGAGGAGTCAAAATGATGAACGTCTCACGCATGCGCCGAGGTTGGCGCTTGCGCCTCACAGACAACGAGTTCGAGATGCTGCGCGAGGCGGTCAATCGCGGCCTCGCCACGCTCGACGAGGATCAAGTCGAGGCTCTGCCGTACAAGATCCGCAAGGTGCTCACGCGCGACGGTCGCTGGAGCCTGCCGCACGGCCCTCTGTGGCCCGACGACGACAGGAGGCTCTCGGGATGAATAGAGCCGAGAAGCCTCTAGCGCCCTTCCAGATCAATCGACGTGAGGATGCCCCGCGCGACCGCGAGGGCGGTCGCTTGTGGCAGGGTGGCGCAATTGAGCTTGTGGCGCGCTTTGTCGAGATAGGTTTTGACCGTCCCGTAGGCGATGCCAGTGATCGTCGCCGTCTCGTGGTACGTTTTGCCGCGAGCGATCCATAGGAGACATTCGCGCTCACGACACGAGAGTCCGTTGGCGAGATTGTCCATTGGCGCGGCCGATAAAGGTTGCGCGGCGACCGTAGCGATAAAATAGCAGCCACGCACAATTGTCCTTACCGACATGGGGCGAATTGGGAATCCACCGCACGCGGCCGACGGCGACAATCCGGCGCAGCCGCTTGGCGATGATCGCGCCGGAGGACTGGTTGAACAGCCAGTCGCTCGACATCAGGAGCCACGTCGGCGCCTGATCCGAGAGGTTCTCGATCAAGGGATGCAGATCTTTCGGCCGGCCCCATGCTGGGGGATTTGTGATGAAGATCTCGCCGGGGAGCACGCCGTAGTCATGCTCGCGCGCGTCGGTCGGCAGATCGTGGCGTGCCATCAGCCGGTGCCCTGCGGCCATTAGGGAGCGCGCCAGCGCCCCTTCGCCGTAGCAAGGCTCTATGAAGGGCGTTCCCCGATGGAGCCAGCCCAGGAGCGGCCTGACGGCCTCCGCAGGCGTATTGTAGAGATCTCTCTCAACCCTCTCGAACGTGGAGCGCTTGCCCATGGCCGCCTCAAAACGCGCGAAGAAATCGGAAGCGCGGCTGCCGCCGGGGCCTAACCCGGCGGCCAGCCGGCCGATGCAGGTCGCGCCGTTCGGCAAGGCCTGGGCGGTCATCGAAGGCCTGGGCGTGATCTTTGCCAGCCGGGACAAGGCGGAGTGCGAGGCTGAACTGGCGAGGCGACAAGGGGAGAGCCATTAGCCCTCCCCCGTTCCGCCCGTGCTTTCGTTGAGCCAATTGCAAAGTCCCAACGCCGACGAGGGCGTGGAAGGAACGGTTCAGCCGATCCCTTCTCCTGGGGACCCATCCCGAGGTTGCGTGTCTCACCGGGACGCCGGAGCGAAATCATTTTGTCGGCTCCACAAACTCGACGCAGTCGAACCGCTGCGCGATCTGGCCCGCCGCAAACTCATCCTTGTGCCGGTTCCAGAAACCGCGACAGGTGGCCTTACCGCCCTTTTCCTGCGAGTGGCAGATCCGAGATCCCTTGAAGCCGGTCGCGCCCTTATGTTTTTCGCGGACCTGATCTTCTAGGACCGCGATCGGCGTCCCGCCCAGCTCTTGCCACGCCTTGCTGTAAATGCACGTTTCGCACTGGCGCTTCATCACGGGGAAGCCGCCCAGTAGTATTTTCCCGATCCCCATCTCGACTCCTTAGATCCACGAGGTAGGCCTCGATCTCGTCGGCCGCCGCGAGCACCGCCGCGATCGACGCCTTCAGCTCACTGTCGGACATCAGTCGGCGGGTCCGGAATTGGAGGTTGCTCGATCGGCTGCATGGCTTTGGTGACGATCGTCCATTTCATGCACTCGATGCCCCCGATGAGATCCGTTTGGGGCCGGTTGCCGAAATGCCAACGCCACCCCACAATCCCGTTAGGATCGACGGTGATGACGGCGAAGGCTGAGATCTGCGCATCCTGCGCGCGCTTCAGGATCTCCTCGAACGCCTCGATCGAGCGCGGGAAGGGATGGGTAGGGGGCGCGGTGTCATTCATTGTGCTTCACCTTTCACAATCGGGATATCTGCCTCCATTTGATCCGCGATGCTTCTCAACATCGCTGGCAAGGCCAAGGTCACCTCCAGCGTGGCTTGGCAGGAGAAGCCCTCGCCTCGATTGCCGCCGACCACGATCAAGATCACGCCGCGCGCTTGCGTCGAGGCTTGTATTGGGGTGACGAGGTCGTCGTATTTTCCTGGCCCAATGGTCATTCGGCCGCCTGCCTGACCGGCAACGCTTGCTCGACCTCAAACGTGATGACGATCCGGCCGGTGTGCGGATCGTGGGCGATCAGGAGATCGTTTCCGACGATGACGAGACCATGCTTTTCGACATGGGCGCTGATCGGCGCGCGCAGCGTCTTGGCGAACAGCTTGGTCAGGTCAATCAATTCATCGATCACCATGTAATTGCCTTTCTGGGTACAGGTTGTAGTCACGCTCAAGCAGCGCGGTGATGAAGTCGAGCGCGGCCTGCGCATCCTTAAATTGTTCGATCTTCCCCCTTGCAATGCCGCGCTCAATTGCGCCCAGGCACCATTTGAGGTGTTTGCGGTCGTCATCGTTTAGGTCTTGCTGCCTCGCGGCGAGCTGCCGTGAGAAAAGCGATGGCGGCTCGCCGTGCCTGCCGATGTACTTGTCGGCTAGCTTCTTTGTCGCCAGCGAGTGGACGACCTTCTCGACGTCGGGCCGCAAGTTCTTTGTCCTTCTGGTAGGCGCCAACAAGATCGATCATCGAAACCAAGCGCGGATCTCCAGCGACATCGACGATCTCTGCGTCAGTTAGAGGCCGCAGGGAGAGATCGGCGCGGTACGCCATGACGTGACGGCAATAGATGCAGATCGTGATGTCGCCATCGCCAGGGCCGCGACTAGGCTGCTCTATGCTATGCACCGAGGAAGCATCGAGCCCCTTGCCGCAGTTCAGGCACGCCGACTCAGTGTGCAGTGTGGTGTTCGCATACAGGCCCTTCACTCGACTCCTCCCCGTCAATTTGCCGCATCACGCCCGCTAGGAAGGCGATCCAGCCCTCGCGATCCCAGCCGAATATGCCGATCTCCTTCTCGTGCTCATCGAGGAGGATAGCGTTGTACGCGCCGCAGCCGCATGGGCAGAGGCCCATCCACTGCACCGAATCTGCCACCGGGATCTTGCGGTCACGTTTGCGCATGCTCAAAATTCCACGTCAGCCACAGGCTCCGAATCTTCGCTCTCGGTCCTGGGGCGGGGTTGTGTCTCGGGAAACGCGCGGAGCGGCTTGCCGGTCCAGTAGACAAACGTCCGCCCCTCGTGGCGCACGACGCCCAGGATGCCGAGCGCTTCCAGATCCTCGCGCATCCTTTGGATTCGTTTTTTCATCGTCTCGCGCCAGCGCTTGTCCGCGATCTCCGCCTCGGCCGTCGTCTGTTGATCTGGCGTGAGGGCGTCGGACGGGCTCATGTCGCCATACACCCGTTTGACGTCTTCCCATGGGGCCAGCGAACGCACGTAGACGGGCAAGGAAACCTCGCGCGGGACTGGCTGGCCGTATCGGCGCTCGACGTCGAAGAACGCCTGCATGAAGACCTCTTGGGTCTTATTGAGGCGGAAGCCCTTTAATTCTTCCTCGCGCCGGACGGCGTCCTTCTCGCCAACGGGGAGGCAAATGCAGGACGTGATCTTCTCGCCGTCCTCGTCCACGCCGATCACAACTTGCATCAACTCGAATTTCATTTCCTTGCCATCAATGTCGTCTTTTTGCTTGTCGAGCTTGACCGTCCTGATTCCGGTGTCTTCGTCACGCTCGACCAGCATCACCTGACCAACATTTGCGTAGACGCTTGTGTGGCCCCTCAGTTTGCCCCCGGCCGCGTTCAAGTGATGCACGAGCATGACGTGGCACTGGCACTTGTCGCAGATCCTGGCGACGTTCCCGAGAACCGTCGACATGTCCCGGCCGGAATTTTCATCGGCTCCGGGGGTTGCTGTCGCTAAGGTGTCGATGACGACGAGCCGGAGCGGGTCCTCGAACACTTTCGCGTGCGCCAGGATCTCGCTGATCAGCGAATCGACCTCTTCGGTGGAGTGATAGATATCGATCGGCCGCTGCAACAAGACGAACGGGGTTTCTCGGGTCCAGACCCGGCCATGATGCTGGCGCCAAGCACGCAAGCGCTTTTTGACGCCTATCGCGCCCTCGCCCGCTTGATAGACCACGGCGCCATGCTTCACTTTCAACCCGAATAACGGGCGCGCCTCGGCGACGCACAGCCCAGTCTCCAGGGCGAGAAAACTCTTGCCCGAGCGCGAGGCGCCGGCGACGACGCTCACCTCGTTGGCCGCCAACCAGCCCTGTACGAGCCAGTTGTGTTCGGGTCCGGGGTTGTCCAATTCGTCCAAGTAAAGTGCTCCAAATTTGCTCCTCACCGGCTGGTCGAAGATGAAAGCGATTCGCTTGAGGAAATCGGCACCGGATTCGATCCCGACTGGGTGCTCCAGAACGGCGGGGTAGATGGTCATAGGCTAGCCAAATTTGCAGTTGGTGCAAGTGGCGTCATCGACTCTCCTCCAGCAAAAGTTGGTTATAATCCTTGCCTGTCGGCGGCCAGCTGATCTCGACGTTGAGTTCCTGCGCCTGGAAGCGCCGCACCGCTACCGCGAGAAGGGCCGCCGTGGCGTAGCTTTCGGAGTCAGAATCCGCGATGATGATTACGTTTTTGATCCCATCTGGCAGGATCACACCGGGGCTCTTAGGGTCCGGCAGACCGTTCGGCATTCGCCTAGGTCGCCCTTCTGGATCGACCAGCGTTTTGTGAGCGATCTGCCCGGTCGCGCGGCCTGCTAGGTTGCCGAGATCGACGGCGGCGGCCAGCATGACCTCTTCCGGCCCCAACCCAAGCGCATGCCACGCCAGAGCATTTTCCCAGCCCTCCGCTATCGCGATCGTTTCAGCTGGGCGACCCAGCCTGATCATGCCCCCTTGTTTACGCCCGCGAATTTTCTTCGGGCTGTTTCGCGGGCTCCCGGTTGGCTTCCACTTTGTGGGCTCGTTGGGATCAAGAAAGGTCTGCGAGATGCCGATGACGTCGCCGAGCTGGTCGCGGATGATCGCGATCAGAGCCGGTACGCTGGCGAGAAGGACAGGCTCGTTACTGCCGTTATCGCCCGCTCCCCAATAGTCTAAGGTTGCGACGAAACGCAGATCGCCGATAAGCCAACGCGGCGGATTCAGGTGGCGCGCAACGCGCATGTAGTGGTCAGCGTGGGTTGTCCCGTCGAGCGGCTTAGCGCGCTTGATGATGTCGGCGATCGACGCCTCGTCCCGCGCCGCCTTGCGCTCCATGGCGGCCCGCTCGTCCGCCTCGCGCTTGGCGTATTCGGTCGCCAGCGCGCGGTGCCGTAGCTCCCGCTTCTTGCGCTCGTCCGCGTTCTCGTCGCGGGTCCGGTCCGGTCGCGGCGTGCCGGTGATGCGCTCGACCGCCTCGATGAAATCGCAACCGACGACGTGCATGACCAAGTTGATGGAATCGCCGGCGCCATACGTGCCCTCGCCCGAGCCTCGGCAATTGAAGATGCGCTTCTGCTGGTTGACGGCGAAGCGGTCTCGCCCGCCGCAGATGGGGCAGGGGCCGATCCACTCATGGCCATCGCGCTTTAGATGGGCGCCATATTCGACCGCGACATCATGGATGTCCCGCGTTCGGGCGAGCGCGATCCAGTTCTCCCATTCTGCCCTACTTGCACGCGCCATCTCTCGGTCCGCCTTCCGAATTTGGGCGCTAAGTTCAACGTCTTCTTATTCGTCTCAGCATCTCCTCGCGGGGTATCTTCCCGCTGAGATATTCCTGCACCGCTGCGCGATCGTAGACCTGGGTGGCCTCGCGCGATTTGCGCGGCTGATAGAACTCACTCTGCTTTCGCGTCAGCGTCGGTCCATGGTCCCAAACCTCCTTTGGCAGCGTCACTGAAACGCCTCGATAAAGGTGGCCATCGCCTGTCGGGCGATCGTCTTCAGCCACTCCGGGCGCGGGTGCCTCTCGTCGGCGCTCTGCCACTGGCCGACGAGGTGCGTGAAAACGTCGGCCGCCGCCTCCATGGCGATCAGCCGCTTCAAGTGTTCTTTGCCTTCGGGGCTCTGGCAGTACAGGAATGAATTGGCCTCAAAGCCGGTGCGCAGCCCGTAGGCGCGCTCGATCAGCGTGTCGCGAATGAACTCAAGCATGCGCTCGCGCTTGACGTCCTTGGCCGCCTCGTCAGCCTTGCGATCGATGATGCTCGTGTCAGACATTCGCCAGCTCCATCAGCTGAGCGACAAAGGCGTTAGTCGCCTCCCGACAGCACTCCTCCAATTCCTTGCGCATATTGTGCGAGATGTTGTCGTCTCGCTCATGCCGCCAATAGTCGATCAGAGCCTTGTCGTAAGCGCGATAGAGCTTGCCCAGATCGGTCATCATGAACGCGACATAGCGCTTATTCAGAGCGTGCCAGTCTTCCGTCTCGGTCATGCGGCTACCCGCCGCCGGAACGGGACAACCTCGACGATCTGCTTCTGCATGAGCTTGGAGATCGGCGTGGGCTTGCCGTGGGCGAGGCCGGCGAACCAGAATATGCAGCCGGCGTCCGCTTCGTCGTCGTTCTGAGGGGTCCAGCCGAGCAACCGGCACATCGCGCGAGAGCGCTTCTTCGCCACAGCGCGCTTGAGCCCGCCATGGCCCAGAAACCCCTTGCGGGCGGTCGTGATCTTGACGGGATGCACAGGCACGCCCTTGAGGCGCGCCGCCGCGCCGATGATCATGTAAAGGCCGTTAAGCCGCACGCGGGACGCGGCGCTCGTTTCGCCTTCCTTCCCACTGAACGCCAACGGCTCCTCCATCCAGATCTCGTCCGGACGGTCATCAGACAGCCGAAAGGCGATCCACTTCAAGCACTGGGCGCCAACCTGCAAATGGTTGTCCCCGTTATCCCCAAAGTGAACGGTTTCGAGTCGTGGAGTTTCTCCCGGCTCGCCGGAAGCGAGGCCGCATTGCGTCGCGCAGTCGATCGCCAGGATCTTGGTCATGGCCGCCCCGGTTATTCGGCGGCGGCGGCGTCTTCCGGCGGCTGGTCTTCCTCGCGCACCAGCTCATCGATGGGGTCGCGCCTCTTGCGCGGGCGCCGCGCCGTGCCAGCTTTCGCCGCGTCCATGGCGGCCCTGCCGAGCGGCGAATCAGAGAACGTTCCGAGTTGGCTCTGGAGGCGATCGAGCGCGGTCTGCGTGACCTCGTCCAGCTCGTTCTCCAATTTCTCCATTTTTCTTAGGTATTCGCGCTGCTTCACGCCCACCTTCAACGCCTTCTTGTCGAAACCCTTGGTTTTGACGGCGTCTTCGATCGTGTCCTTGATGGCCTCATGGAGGGGTTTGCAGCGCGACATGTAGAGCGCTTTCTCCGACAGGAGATCGGCCATATAGCCTTCGATCGCCTGGACGACTTCCTCGGTTTCCTCTTGAGTTGGCCCATTCGGTCGATCGGTCATACTGCCTCCTTGCCGACCTGGGAGACCGCGAACATCAGATCGCTAATGTCGACCTCGCCCTCGGTCGCAGCCAAGATTTTCTTCAGATTTTGCCGCTTAGGAATCGTCGCGCCGGATAGCAGCCGGTAGATAGTCGTAGGGTGGACCCCTACCCGCGCAGCGAACTGCTCGGGGTTCAGCTGATTCTTGGCGAGATACACGCTCAGTCGCATGGCGGCGAAAGATAGGCGTTCTTGCGCCGAATGCAAATTCGATTGACTTGCAGTTGGTGCAACCGGCAAGATAGGCGTGCCCATCGTTCAGCTCGTTCGGCCGATTCGATGCGCTGGTCGTCGGGAACGGCAGCGAAGTGGCCGCTTAGGCGCGCGCCAATGAGCTGAGCGGTCCGTGGGAGGTCGGGGGCGGCCTTTATGTGGGCCGCCCCCGCAGGGAGTCGAACATGAAATATCGCGTTCAATTTTTGGTCAGCGCCACCCGCCTGCCTGATGTCGTCGCAGCCGCCTTTGGCGGCAAGCTCGATTACGATCCGGAGCTGAAGCTCTGGCCTGCGTCTCAGCCAACGCCGCAAGAGTCAGGCTACGCGCACACCCGCAAGATGATCGACGAGAACCTCTACAAGAAGGTCGCCACGCCGAAGCGTAGGGCTGCGGTTCCTGGCAAGCGCCAAGAGGTAGTCGAGGCTGCGCTGCGGACGGGACCGAAACGCTGGGGCGATCTAAGGACGGCCCTTGCGGCGGGCGGGCTCTCCGAAAGCTCGCTGAACAGCCTGATCTCGCAATGGCAAAAACAGGGGAAGATCGTCCGAGATGGCAGATTCTGGAGTCTGAACGATGGGCCGACGCAAACCGCGCATGCTGGATGACTTTCCAGACATGCCATGGCTGGGCCAGTACATCCTCGGCGGCGAAGAGGGGCGCACGCCGATCCCCTGCTATTCGCTCACCCAATGGGGCGAGTGGCTCAACGATGTTGGGCATCGTCAAGTCGCCTTCACCGGCAACAAGACCAAGTACGTGAGCACCGTTTTCTTGGGCCTCGATCACCGGCACATGGGCGGCGGGCCGCCGCTCGTGTTCGAGTCCATGGCCTTTATCGAGGAAGGCAAATGGTTCGAGGGGGCCTATGGCGAGCGGATCTATTATCCGACATCGCTCGATTGTGAGCGCTACAGCAGCTGGGAGGACGCCGAAATCGGGCATCGGGCGATGGTTCGCAAATACCTCGTTAACCAGAAGACGCGCGCGGTGAAGGCTGAATGATCCATAGCTGGCCAGTGTCTTCCCGCGAGGAATGGCTCGCGCGGCGAAAGCAGAACGTCAACGCCAGCGAGATCGCGGCGCTGTTCGGCCCGGAGATCCATCCGTTTTTGACGCCTTACAAACTCTGGGCGCTGAAGTGCGAGAAGATCCCAGAGCCCGGTGACAGCAAGATCCTGCGGCGGGGACGGCTGTTCGAGCCAATCGTCATCGAGATCTTAAAGGAGGATTACCCCGACTGGCACCTTAGCCCAGCCAACGTCTATTACTGGGACGATTCGACGCGGATCGGCGCCACGCCGGACGTCTACGCCACCCGGCCCACCGATTACGGCCGAGGGACCGTCCAGATCAAAACGGTCGGCCAGTTCGCGTTCAAGCGCCGCTGGCACGATGAGCACGGCGACATCGCGGTGCCTACCTGGGTGGCCGTCCAGGCCTCGATCGAGGCCTATCTGATCGGCGCGTCCTGGGCTGGCGTGGCGGCGATGAAGCTTGGCGACGGCGGCATCGAGGTGCTCTACATCGACATCCCGCTCAAGCCCCACCTGATTCACCGAATCGAGGATCTGGTTGGCGAGTTCTGGCGCCGCGTGGCCGAGGACGAGCCCTATGACCCGGATTTCGGGAAAGATCGGAAGACCGTCTTCGACCTCTACGAGGAAGGCTCCGGGCCGATCATCGATCTGTCGGACGATGGCGAGTTTCGCGACATCCTCAACGATCGAGCCCAATTTAAGCAGGTCGAAAAGGCGGGCGCGGACGCGACGGATCAGCGCAAGATCCTCGACGCGCGGATCATGATGAAGTTGGCCAATGCTCCTGGCGCGCGCTGCGGTTCGCGCGTGGTGACGGTGAAAGTAATTAAAAAGAAATCTTACACCGTGAAGCCGACGCAATACCCGCAAGTTTCGGTCAAAGGAATCGATGATGGCGGAGTCTAGAGATCTCACGATCGCGCAGGAGCTGGGCCAGCGCGTAAGCCAGTTCGAGGCGGCGCTGGCCGGGTCCGGCATCAGCCCGAAAAAGTTCGTTCGCGTCATCATGACAGCGATCGCGCTCAACCCGGAGCTGCTCAACGCCAACCGACGCAGCCTGATGAACGCGGCCATGAAGGCGGCGAGCGACGGGCTGGTGCCGGACGGGCATGACGGCGCCCTGGTTGCCTTCGACGGTCAAGTCACTTGGATGCCGATGGTTGCCGGCGTCAGAAAGAAGGTCCGCCGGTCGGGCGACGTCACCTCATGGGATGTGACGGCAGTCTTCTCCAAGGATCACTTCGACTACGAGCTGGGCGATACCCCGTTCATCCGCCACAAGCCCTACATGGCCCCCACGCTGGAGCGTGGCACGGACGAAGACGAGGCCGCTTTCAACAAGCGCCTGCGTCAACATCTCGACCATGGTGTCCTCACCCATGTCTATTCCGTCGCGACGATAAAGGGTGGGGACAAGTCGCGCGACGTCATGACCCGCGCCGAGGTCGAGCTGGTTCGCGATACCTATGCGCGGAAGAACCGCAAGGGCGAGTTCTCGCCCGCGTGGCGGCGATCGTTCGCCGAGATGGCGAAAAAAACGGTCGCGCGGCGTCATGCCAAGCAGCTCCCAATGTCGAGCGACATCCTTGGTTTGTTATCGCGGGATGATGAGCTATATGATGTTGACCGCGATCGCGCGGACCGGGTTCAGGCGCCGCGCGTACTGTCAGACCGCCTAGACTTTCTCGTAGGAGTCGATCCCGAGACCGGCGAATTTCCAGCTTCCGACGACGTGGCGACTCCTGCGTCCGAGGAACGCGCGGCCCCCCATGACGATGTTTCCGGAGTAGGCGCCGGGGCTTCCGAGGGGGCCGCGCAACTATCTGAATCTGGGGCCGAGATTCCCCCGGCTCCGGATGCTGGCGACCAGGGGGCTCCCCGCTCTTCGGTCGTCACGCCCGAGCCGGATCAGCCGCAATTATCCGGTTCGCAAGCGCCACCGGGAGCGGCGAAAACCCCCTCGCAAGCTCCCGGTGGGACATCCCGTAAACGCACCGAGCGTTCCGATCTCCTGACGCCGTCGATCGAGATGCGCGGCGCGAACATGGCCCAAAAGGGCCGCCCTGAACTTGAGAAATGGGTGAACGAATTACCCCCGGACGAGATGGCTCGGATCTCGTTGGCGCAGTTGAAAGCATGGCGCGTCGTCGCTGACAAGGTGGGGGCTTAATGAAGACGAAGGAGGAATGGCTAGCCGATCTCAAAGCGCGGGCGCTGGAGCTGGCGCGCGCCGGGGATCTCCAGCATGCAGTTCAGCTGATCGGCGTCGAGGTCAACCGGCGGCGCGATATGAAGATCCACCACGCCTTCGTCTTGGCTGGGACGATGCACGCGATGAGCGAGGACCGGGAGAAGGTCATCGACTGGATCGAGTCGATCCAATGATCCAGTGGACGACTCTCGCGTTGCAAATCTGGATTCTGGTCATGGTCGCCGGGAGCGCTTGGTACGCATGGCGCACACAGAAAGCGACCCAGGCCACGCTAGCCGCGCTGATCGTCTATCGGCGCGAGGTGGAGTGGATGACGGCGCGGCTGGAGGCGCTGGAAAGAAAGGGGCAAGGGAATGGTCGGGTCGAAGCAAGTCGAGGAAATGGTTACTGAAGGAGGAGAGCACATGACAGGACCACTCGCATTCATACTGTCGCTCGTTGGGAGCGCGATTCTCTCGCGGCCAAAGCGGCCCGAGCTGGACCCGAACAAGACGCTGCTCACCTACATCGCCGAGCTGAAGGAGAAGCTGCGCATTTGCGAGGCGGCCCGCGACGCGGCCCGCGCCGATCGCGACCAAAGCGATGCCCAGCTGCGCACGATCACGTCGCCATATCAGCCGCACGCGGAGGTGGAGAACGAAGAGCTGCGGCGCCTCCGACAGGCGCACGATGCGCTCCTCCGCATGTTCGTGGAGGAACAGCGCACACGCCTCCAGCTCGAACGCGACTACATCAGGAGCCAAGCGCAGCTGGAGAGCTACCGGAGCAGCGACCATCGATCGCAAGCGCCTCGGCATTTGCCGCTGCCGCCAGCACCGAGCGAGCCGCCGCTGATGCCCGTGATCTCGGATAGTTTGCAAGTCGCGATGCGGCGGATGGACGCCTTCATCTGCAATTGCGCGCCGGGACGCCACGAGGCCATGTTCGGCACAATCGACATCCAGGGCGACGACACGCTCTGAACAACGGGGCCGTGCGGCGGCCCAAGGGGAATGACATGAGTCGAGAATGCGGGAGCTGTACCCTTTGCTGCCGCTTGCTGCCCGTCAAAGGCATCAACAAGCCCTCGAACACGCGCTGCCAGCATCAACGCCACGGGAAGGGGTGCGCCGTCTACCACAAGCCGGAGCTAGGCTTTCCCTGGGAATGCGGCATGTGGAATTGCGTCTGGCTTCAGGGCGATGACGCGAGCGATCTGCGCCGCCCGGATCGAAGCCATTACGTAATCGATATCATGCCGGACTATGTGACGGCACAGGACCCCAAGTTCGGCGAGGTCCGAATCCCCGCCATCCAGATCTGGTGTGATCCGAAATACCCTGACGCCCACCGGGACCCCGAGCTGCGGGCATGGCTGATTCGGCGCACCGGATTCGTCGGGCTCGTCCGCTTCGACGGGGAGAAGGGGCTCGTGCTGATCCCGCCATACATGATGGAGAGCCGCGAGTGGCTTGAGAAGGCGCAAGGCAATGTCCTTGAGGATCATCATTCGTTCGCCCAAGTCCTTGAAGCTCTGAGTGGCGCATGAAACGGGCCGCGCTCGCTGTGATCGCCATCACACTGGCGACCCCCTCGGCCGCCGCATGTCGCAAGCACGCCATCTGGAAGTACCCGTGGCCGCAACGCTGCTACACCGCCTATGCGCCAGAGGCGCTTCAGCATCGCGCCGGTGAGCAAGACCGCGACTGGACGGTTGAGATCACCAAGCTGCCTCCGACTTGGAACCTCGACGAGCCGCGCATCGAGGTCACGGCGCCAGAGACGGTCCAAGACCCCGACCGGGCCAGGGGACTCAATAAACTGAAGGAACAACTCAAATGAGTGACGACGCCTACCAAGCCACCACATCTTCTCTTGCTGATCACGAAGCCATTCGCCCTGGCGTCGGCATTCCAGCGAGCGCGCCGCTGCGCGAAGCCCCTGCGTTCAAGCGCATGCTCGGCTCCATCCCGCCGTCCGACAAGGAGATCCATGGCGATGTGGATCTCGGCATCGCCGCCGCCGCTAACGGCAACGCGATCAAGCGCTCCGAGGCGCGGCGCGACGCCATCCTCGCTGTCTCGCTGGCGATCGTGCGGCGCGGCCAGAACCCGGTCACGGACTGGTCGACGAAGGACACGGACACGGCCTACGCCATCGCCGATCAGCTGATCGCGCTGTCGTGACAGTCAACGGAGTCGAATATGCTGGACCTAGAGCCGTACTGGAAGATCCTTGATATCTGCGAGGCTGATTTTGCCCGCTTGGAGAAAGCCGGGGAGCCCGGTCTGGACGAAGCCAGACAAGCCATCGCAACGCTGCGCGCGAATATCAAAGAGTTGCAACGGCAAGACCGGGCCAAGGTTCCCGAGGAGCCGCCGTGGGCCAAGCACTCGCAGCGACGGCAAGAAGACGCCCCGTGGATCGAAGATGGCTGGAGCGGCCAGCGGTGAGGAACTTCCCCCGCGCTAGGTAGTTATCCCTAGCACGGGGTGCAAAACAGAACGTGCAAATCCCCGTGGACCGCGCTATAGGCGTGGAATTGGCTGGGTCCCACAACCTAGCCATGTCAGCCCCCCTTGCACCGCCCTTGCGGGGGGCGACTTGGGAGGCCGCCTTCTCCTAGATTTACCTCCTACGGAAGTGCGGCCTCCCCTTTAGTACGGGAAGTGCCCCGAGACCAGCAGCAGGAGGAGGACGATCAGGAGGATGCCGATGAGGCCGATCCCGCCGTTGCCCCAGCCGTAGCCCGGTCCCCAAGGCGCGCCCTGATAGAAGTGCGGGCTGATCCCTCCAAACAAGATGACGATCAGGACGATGAGGAGGATGATTCCGAGCGGACTCATTTCGGACCTTCCCTTGATCTCCCCAGCCAGAACGCGACGACCGCGCCGAACGCGGCGACGAGGCCGCCAACAACTCCCGGCGTCACCTCATCGTCTGAAGGGATATTGTAGAGCAAAGAGAACGCGACGACCGCGACAAACGCCAGCACCACAATCAGTGAGATGGTCAGCGTGCCGCCCGTCGCATCGTATCGATTGATGACCCACAAAAGCCCCGCAGTGACGGTGGCGATGCCAATGCACGCAACCACTCCTGGGTAATCGACAATCTTTGTGGAGGCCGTCGGCGGAAGCTGGGCGAGCATCATGCGAACCCGCTGCGGGTGCCCTTGCTGTCGATGGTCAGCGCCTGATGACGCGGCGTCATGTCAGTAGCGCGCAGCCCGAGATGCACCCAAGTGTCATATTCGTGGATCAGCTGGTCGATGCCCAGCTCCTTCATGTGCGAGTGCAAGTGCTTGCAGATGTGGAGCGGCGTGCCATAGCCAGGGCAACTGAAGTCGACCGCGAGCCCGCTCATGTGGGCGCTCGATTTGCTGCCCCCCACCGCTGCGTTGAGCTGTGGGCAGCGGTAGCCCGAGCTGATCAAGATAGGCTTGTCGCCGAGGAGGGTGCGGACCTTCTCCATCACCTCTGCGGTGCGCTGGATGTTCTTGCGCTCCTGGCTGCTGGCCGGCGGCACATTGTGGATGCCCTGGCGAGCTGCCGTCTGCGAGTCGGTGAACTCCGAGAGCGTGAAATGTTCTGTGAGTTGGGTCATGGGTTCCCCCATGCCGAACGGCTAGCCCGCCATCGTTATGCCACATCCGCACGGCGGTCGCGAACGATCTCGATTCGTTCCCGCAACAAAAAGGGGCGGCCGAAGCCGCCCCAAGAACCGACTACTGGAGAAAGCCGGTCAGACCACGAGCTGGGCCTTGCGCTTGTGAAACCCGAGGAGCCCCAGCACGCCGAAGCCGAGCAAGATCATCGCCCAGGTCGAGGGCTCGGGGATCGCGTTCGATTCCATGCTCTCGTTGAAGCCGGTGATGCTCGCGCCGCCGCGCAATCCGAGCGTAGCTGCTTCCGACATGCTGAACGGACCATTAGCGAAGAACGGCGACAGGTTGGAGCCCGCGAACGAGAACGGGTTGGACGACGGCGAGCCGCTGTCCTGAAACAGGGTCTGGCCGGGAGTGGCGAGGCCGATGCCCGCTGGCTGGCCATTGGCCGGATCGGCGAAGAAGCCGAGCGTCGAAGGCCCGCTGCCGAGCGCATCGTTGAAGGTCAGGGATGCGCTCTCCCGCACCGCATTGACCGGGCCGACGAAATTGGTGTCGCCCACCACGATCCGCAAATGCCCTTCGCTCGATCCGCTGTTCGAGATCAGCGAGGTTGAGAACTGGAGGTTATCCTCGGCCGAGCCGCTGACGCTCGCGGCCACGGTGCCGATAATGTGGAACGCGCCCACCGTTTCGTTGAGGATGATGATGTTGTGCGCCGGTCCAGCGAGATCGCAGGACTGACCGTCGGCGCAAGTGACTACGGTCGAACCGTCAGTGAAGGCGATCTGGAGCGTCGCCTTGGCCGGACTCGCGCCGATCGCCGCGAACAGCGCTGTGGTCAATAGAAGCTTGTTCATTCCGAAGTACCCCGCTTTCGAGATTGGGTTTACGACTCTAAGACCACAAATTCATAACACGTAATTTGCAAGCTGTGCAAAAAATCAGCTGCGGCGACGCTGTGGGAGGAACGCGCCGCCGCTGCCTTACCGCCTATGTCCCCGCGCTAGAGACTCGGCGATTTGTTTTACCGCTTCGGCTCACGCGGCGGGATCGGAGCTGGGCCTGGACGCTGCGGAGGCCTGCCGCCGACGCCGCCTGCGGGAGGTGTCGGGCGGGTCGGGGGCAGGCCTTGGCCTGGAAGCTCGGGACGCTCTGGGCGCTCGGGCATACCCGGACGTTGCGGAGGCAAGCCTTGGCCGGGGCGCTCTGGACGGCCACCCTGCGGCGGGCGCGGCAAGCCCTGTCCTGGCCGTCCTGGCGGCTGGGTTTCGGGTTGCTCGCCTTCATCGACGCCATAGTCCGGATCGACCGGCCGCTCGGGCCGCTCGGGGCGCTCCGGAACATCGATCACCGCCCAGCGCGAGCCGACGCCGGAAATGTAGATGATCGCAACTGCCTTGCCGGGAGGAATGCTCGGAGGCAACGGCGGCCAGATGGCGCCCGGAGGCAGCTCCGGAATGCCAGGAGGCACAGACGGAGGCAGGCCCTGATCCGGGTATTCCGGATCGACCGGCCAGACGGGAGGCTCGCCGCCGCCGCCCTCAGGCCCCTCGACGCCATAGCCCGGATCGACAGGGCGACCGCCCCAACCCGGAAGGTGACCAGGGCGCTCGGGACGCTCGGGACGATCCCACCCGCCTTCGGGACGACCGCCCCAACCGGGAAGCCCCTGTCCGGGGCGTCCGCCTTCATCGATTCCATAGTCGGGATCGACGGGGCGTCCCGAGTGATCGAAATGAACTGGTGTAATCCAAACTAGCTGACGTTGACCTCGTGCCATTGCTTTTTCTCCTTTTGGGGGGTCTCTCCCTTTCGAGCCCTCAGGCGATAACACGATTCCGTGACCGTTGGGCTACCACCTGATCATCTTCATTGTGCATGTCGTCGGTTGGACGTTGTTGTGGGCCACCCAGCTGCCTTGCGCCGCGACGACGATGTTGGCGTAACCGACCTCGATGCCGATGCCGGTTCCCGCCGCAGCGGAGACGCCCATGGCGAGATTGCCGCCCTGTCCGCCCGCTATCGGTCCCGGCACTGACAAGCCGGTGACGACCCCGCCATGCGCGTGGCCAGGATCGTAGACGCCGTGCGCGTGCCCCGAGTCCCCGCTGCCGGGGTGATTGTGCCCCGGCAGCTCGGCGACCTGAAGCTGATGCGCCGCCTCGCCCGCGAAGGTCACCACCCCCCAGCCGTTCAGGACGCCCCGGCTACCCTCATTGACGGAGTAAGGCCCCGAGGCCGGGACGGCGCCGATGTTGTCCGCCATCGCGGTCACCGACCCGCGATAATCGGGAAGCGCGAAATAGGCGCCGCTGATCCCCCAGGTCCCGCCAATGATGTCGTACAGGAGATCGTGCTGCGTCTGACTCACATAGCGGCCGTCGCACGGCAGCCAGCCATTGTGAATGAACGTCGTCGGCATCTCCGCGATCGTCCCCGGCCCGACGGGACCGTAATCCCAGTAGACCCGACTCGGGGTGACGATGATCGGATAGGGAATGCCGAAGCTGGTGAAGAAATAGATCCCGGTCGGGTCGTTGAAGTTGTTGCCGCGCACATAGAGCGTGAAACCATTGAGATTGATGGCCTGGATGATGACGCGGCGGCCGGCGATCGGCGGGAAGGAGATGTACTGGTCGCTGGAGAGCGTGCCGTACAGCTCGATGACCGGGTTCGAGGCCTGGGCGACGGTGAGGGAGAGGCTGCCGCCTGTGCACGAGAGGGAGAGAAACCCGCCATAACCCGTGTCGAGCTGATTGAGCGAGTTGTCCATCGGATTGTCCCAACCCGTCGCCGCGTAGTCGCCGTGGGCCGGAATTTCGAGGGCGAGGTTGGGGGTGTACGTGCTAGCCGTGGCGGCCTCCTATTTGACGACCGATAGCGGTTTTCGCGGCGGCGGTTTCCGCTCGCGCTTCCTTTGGGCTCCGCCTACGAGCGAATATTGTTTCTCCCCGTTCTTTGTGCGAAAGCGGGTTTCGATGACCTTCCCAGTTTCGATTAGACGCTTCAGCGCGCGCTTCACGCTTCTGATGTGGATGTCTGTCGCTTTCTCGCGCTCGATCTTGAGCCCTATCGCCGTCAAATCGAGAACAGTGAGGTTGTTTAACCGCGTCAGCGTCGCCAGTATCACCCGCTGAATGGGTCCTTCTCTGTCTCTTGTAATCGCCACTTTCGGTGTCTCTCACGTCATGGTAGGGGATCGGAAGGGTGACGCGAGAGACAGCCAGATGCAAGATGACCAGACCCCCATCACAGACCGTATCCAAGCCGCCCTTGCCGACAAGCACCGCTCCACCACGCTTGAAGACGCAGTCTGGGCAAGCCTGCCGGAAAAAACCCGCGAGCGCCTGGGCCGGACTCGCCTCCGACAGATCATCGCAACTGAGCTGGAATCCGATCAATTGGAACTCGCCATCGACGGCGAACGCTTCACGGCCAATGAGGTCGCCCCAGAATTTCTGATCAGGCGCGCCGAGCAGTTGAGGGCGAGAGCCGCAGGGCTCATTCGCCGAGCAGAAGATCTTGAAGCGGCAGCGCAGCGGCGCCGGGAGGCCTGACCTGATGACCATCGCGTCCGCTGAAGCATGGTACCGACTGCCGCTTCGGACAAGGTGTGCGAGCCCTGACCGGCACTTGCAGATCGTGCAAATAACGCTATATTTATGTCGCCTACAGGAGTCGAAACCGTGACCGTCATTTGGATTGTTTCCCCCGCAACCTTCATCCTTATCCTTCTCGCCGAAGTGCTTTTCGGCGGTTCTAACGACCGCAAGGAAACCGAGGAGCGCGAAAAATGGGCGCAGGAATATTGGAGGGCGCAGAAGGCGCGAGGCGGGGAGTCGTTGGAGGAATACAATGCGCGCGAGACGCGCGAGGCGCGCGCGGCTCTCATTGAGGCTGCCCGCCGCCGCCTGTATCCCCTGCGCCGTGCTCTCCACCTTCTCCTTCCCAAGGCCGCTCCATCGCCAAGGCGGCCAGCGCCATAGGATCGACGCGCGCGCCAAACTGTGCCCCTGCGGTCGCCGAAACCCGCGTCGCCGCGTCTCGGATCGCGTTGAGATTCCCAGAGCCTACTGCCCTCACAAAATTTGCGGCTCCTCCTGCGCCCGCAGGGGTCGCCAAGAGTTTGCCAACGCCTGATCCAGTGAGATACAGCCCGAGCGTTTTAAGCGGGTGGCGCCAGCCCTCGATCGCCATGCCGATGCCCGCGCCATGTCCGGCGGTCCCCGAGGGGTTCGCGTATTTGTAAAGGCTCTTCCACTGTGATGATACAGTGTGGAGGTCGTCGAGGTTCTGGCGCAGCTGGGGATTCTGCCCAAACAGGACGCCCTTCGCGTCGTCCGAGATTTTCCCGTAATCGGTTATGAAACGCTGCGGGCTAAAGTTGCCATCGGCGTCTCGGCCCAGCGTCGAAACCATGCCACGAGCGACATGGTCCCAGCTCTGCGGCGTAATGGCCGTGCTCGCTTTCCTCAAGAGATCGATGTCTGCTCCGCCTGTTTTGCCAGCGGCGGTCTTGAGCGCCTGAAAGACCGCCTCATCCGACGCACCCGCCTTCGGACCACCCAAGAGCGCGGATAACTGATCCCGGCGGTCGGCGGTTTGTTTCGCGAAAGCGTTCGCGGCGTTGTGCAGCTGCAATCCTTGCTGGCCACCAGCCGTATACGCTGCGCGATCGAGATCGGTGCTCAAGCCGCTGTAGATTTGTTTCAGCTCGGCCCCAGACATCCCCTGCGGGAGGATGCTCTGGTTCATCATTTCGCCGACGCTCGACCGCAGATCTTTGATGCCGTTGTATGTCAGCCCACCGGGCCGCTGGAGCGCATCCATGACGTGGTCGACCGCGCCTCCGGTGCCTGAGATGCCGGCGGCTTGTCGGCGTTGGGCGATCTGACTGGCGATGGACTGCGTCGTATAGAGCGGCGTTTTGGCGCTCTGATTCATCGCGGCGTTGGCGCGGTTGTAGTAGGCGTCGACTTCGCCTTGTGAGGTTGGTCCGATCCAATCCTTGAGGCCGGTGCTCGCCGCCTCGCCAGCGGTTTGCTTCGTCGCGCCAGCCGCCGTCTGCTCCGCAGCAGCGCCCATTCCTGACACTGATGCGTGGGTTGCTTCCTCGATCGGCGTCGACATGCCAGGGACGCTGAAGCCAATCATGCCCGCACGCTTAACAAGCGGGCTCGTCGAGGCCGCGAAGCGCGGCATGGTCGTGTTCAAGCGCTGTGCGGCTTCAAGAACGGCCTTGCGCGTGGCGTCTCCAAAAACGGGAACGACCTTGTTTATGGCGGCGGCTCCAAGACCTCCTCCAGCCGCGCCAAGAACCCCCTTGGTGGCGATGCCGGCGTAGCTGTCGCCTTCATCGACGCCCTCGCTGACGCCAAGCGCTCCGCCGTAGCCAGCCGCCCCCGCGACTGAGCCGCTCCCAGGAGCCAAAGCCATCGGGAGCGCGGTTCCCGCCGTATAAAGCCATGGGTGTTCTTCAGCCGCTGCCTTGCCCTTGGACGACAGCGCCGCGCTTGCCGCGTCAGCATCTTGGGGCACCCCGCCCATGGCTTTTATTTGGTCTGCGTTGGGGCCGCCCTTCAGCCAGTTCAGGGCGTTGCCAATACGCATGGCGATCGGAACTCCATGCGAGGCGATAGTTGAGCCGCCAGGAATGCCCTTGATCACGCCGTAACCGAAGGCGCCTGCGGCGCTATCGCTATCGCCAGCTCCCGCAGTTGGAGCTGCGCCAGCTGGATCGACGAGATCACTCGGGAGCGCGGGCGCAGCGGGCGCAGCAGAAGGCGGCGGTGCCGGGTCAACCAGATCATCGGGGAGCGCGGCCATCAGATCGGTTTCCCAGTCTGGTCGTAAGCCCTCCCCGACGGGTCGAACCACTTCTCTTGCGATGGACTCCACCTCGTCCCAGCCGGGAGGCCGCTCGGCAAAGCCGGTGCCGGCCAATCTTCGCCGGTCGTAGTCTTCAGCGTCTCGGGCGTGATGCCCTTGAACAGCGGAATCTCTTTCCGCGCCTTGCCCAGATAGTCCTCGTACTTGTGCGCCTTGGTGAAGCCCTCGATGTCATCGCTGACACTCAGATTGTGGCCAGGGACGTTCTGGTAGAGATCGTGATTGTAATCGAGCGTCGCGAGCTGATCGGTGAGGATCTTGCGCAACGCGGCCGGGTCGCGCGATGGCGAGGCGACCATCATCGTGGCCTCGCGCAATCCCGCGCGCGGCGCTTTCTGGAGCCCCGAGTTGGCGACAGCAGCGAAGGCCTGCTGAATCGCCGACTTCATTCCGGCGTCGAAGCCCGCCGCTTGGGGCAGCTTGAGGCCGAAAGCATTCGCCCAGCTCGCCAGCTCGGCTTGCGCCTCGGTCGAACGACCGGCCTGGAAATGCTGGTAGATGTTCGACAGCTCGGAGATTTCGCTCCGGGTCTGGTCGTAGTTCTGCTCGAATTTCTGCCTGTTCTCTATATAGGACTGAAGGGCAGGCTTCTGCGCCTCGGTCGTCGCCGACGTTACCGCCTCTTGCCCCTTGGCCGCGATCTCGGCCTTCTTATCCCAGGCTGCTTTCGCGGCTTCCTGCTGGGCCTTGCCTTTTGTGATAAGATCGTTGCCGATCCCCGGCCTGATGATGTTTTGCTGATTGCCCTGCGCTTCCAGGGCGACGCCCGCCTTATAGGCTGGGTCATCGTTGAGGCTAGGGATGCTGCCCGCAGGAGCCGCGCCAGACGGCCCACCAGGGCCGCCAGGAGCCGCGCTGGAGCCCGTCTGGTCGCCGAGGCCCGTGAAGGGCTTGAGACCCGTCGAGGGCGCTGCTGGGCCTCCTGTGGGCCCTGACGGGGCCGATCCGTCGCTAGTGCTCCCCCCGCCGAGCAAGCCCTTCTGGCGCAGCACCGCCATATAGAGCCTCATATTCAGCGCGCCCATCTGGATCTGCTGGGCCTTCAGATCCGCGTCCGCGCCATGGTCGCGCGCTTCCTGCGACAGGTTGTTGATTTGCGCCTGGGTCGAGCCCCAGCTCTTCTCCAGCTCCTTTTGCTCTTGGAGATATTTGTTGCCGGCCACGAGGCCCTCGCCGATGCCGACGCCCAGCCAGGGCGAGCGGCTGGCCATCATCGCCGCGCCGACGCTCATCAGGTAACCGCCAGGATCGTGCTTCAGCTCGTCGCCCATGGTGGGCGCCTGGAGATTCGATCGGTCCAGCTGGCCCGGTGGAGGACCGCTCTGGCTTGGGCCAGGAAGCTGGAAGCCGCCGCCGTAGGATTCCGTGCTCGCTTGGGCGGGCTGAGCGCTCGCGCTCGGGACGTCGGCTCCGCCCGCTATCTTGTCTGCTTGAGCCTTCGTCGACCAGTCGTTCCAGCCGTGCTTGGCCGTGTAGTCCGAAACGAAGGCGATCTGTTGCGGCACGGTCTTGGGATCGCGCGCATCGAGGCCAGTCTGTTTCTTGAACTCATCGCCGAGGCCAGGGTGGGGATATTTCTCGCTGAGCCCGCCCATATGCAGCTGGAATGGCCCGAACGACGAGCTGTCATCGCCGACATAGTTCTTGCCATAACCGCTTTCGAGCGAGGAGATGGTCGAGGCGTATCCAGCCCGACTGCCGAAGTTCTGCTTGATCAAGTCCGGCACCGCAGGAGCGGCGCCACCGCCCGTCGGAGCGGCTACCGGCGCAGCGCCCGTAACGGCGAGATCGAACCCAGAGGGCGCATCGGCCGTATCGGGCGTCCCCCCATCTGAAAAGCCACCGCGCAGGGAGCCAAGCCCTACGCCACCTCCTGTCTTAAAGCCGAGATCCGAGTCTTGGAGCCCGTCAAAGACGGAGCCTGACATCCCAGCGTCTATCGTCGACGTGTCGGCCGGCGTGAAGTTCGGCATGGTGGCCTGATCAGCCGGCGACAAATTCTGCGGCGTCGTCTGGTTGCCGGCGTCCTGGCCCATGAATTTCTTCGCGGCGGTGCCGAGCTTGCCCAGGCTGTCGCCGAGCCCCTTCGTCGGATCTTGGCCGGCCGGCGGAGGGGGCGCCGGTGGAGGCGGCGCAGGAGGCCCGTGCCCGCCCCCACCTTGCGCCTGCGGCATCGAAGCTGTGATCTCAGCCAGGAACGGATCGGCTGTGGAAGACAGCCCGCCGCTGGCGAAGCCAGCCCGATCGCCGCCTCCGAACAGGTCGCCGAAACCCATGCCTCGGCCCTGCGAGGTCTGGCCGGTCACGCCCTCGCCCTGTGGCGTGTAGCCGCCCGCGTTCATCACGGGCGAGGAGCCCATGACGCCGCCGCCGCCTTGGAAGCTGGGCGAGATCGAGCTGTGGCCATAGGCTGCAGGCGGCTGCTGCGGTCCGTAGGACGTATCGATCTTGTCCGAGAGCTGCGGGCCGTAGGACGTGTCGATATTTGGCGCCGCCGCCGCTTTCCTCCCCGCCGCATGGCCCGCCGCGTAGATATGCCGAGCCATCTTGATCGCAGGATGCTCCGGCGCTTGAGCGCGCGCGTTCGGGCTGATGCCGGCCCCAGGAGAGCCAGGGACGTAGGTCGCCCCCCGAGCGTTGCCGGTCGTCGGCGTGTAGTGGCCCGAAAGGTCGAGCGCGGAGATCGGCGGCCCGCCCATGTTTGAGACTTGAGTGAAGGGCGGACCGCCGCCTCCGCCGCCGCCAGCGCCCTGGAAGCTAGGCGCTTGGGCGACAGCTCGCGGATCGATCTGAGCGCGCCGGGGCGATGAACCCATCGACGAGGTATCCAGCTGGTCGATCCAGCCGAGGTTGCCGGAGCCCGCTTGGTTCATCTCATCCTGAAGCGCGCTCCCGAATTGCGCATCGCTCAGATCGCTTACGGACTGTTGCGGGCCGTAGGACGTGTCGATATCGCCGCCATCGGCGAACCCGATCCGGCCTCCTGCCAGCCTCATGACCCGACCGCCGCGCGCCTCAGTGAACCCTCGGCCCGCGCCTCGGAAGACGCCGGGGATGTCGACGTTGTCGTTCGTCCACATGGGCGCTTCATCGCCCGACGGCGGCGGGAGCGCCTGCATCGAGTGCGGCGCCAAGAGGCTATGGCCTTGCCCCATCGGATCGGCGCCGACGAGCCTCGGCGCGGCCAGCGGACGCCCGGTAGGAGCCTCTGAAAATTCGCGGCTCTCCATCGGCTCTTCGACACTGGTCGAAGGCTTGTTCCACTCCTGCGTGCCTCAAGCGGCGGCGTGACCGTCGCGAGGCCGCGCCCGCCCTCATAAATCGGCGAAGATCTCGCAGGGACCTCTTGCTTCGGCATGGGATACCGGAACGCCGCATTGGTCAGCGTTCCTGCTTCAGGCGTTCCTGCTGCCTCTGCCGGGACTATGCCTCTGGCCGGATAGCCCATGCCAGGACCGCGCGAACTCAGCTGCAGCGGGCCCCTCGCGGCTTGGGGATCTTGACCTCCCACGGGCGCGACCGATCGTGGCGCCGACATCGGCAGCCCTTCGGGAGAGCCAGGGCCAGGAGTCGGCCAACCGGGATAGCGCGCGGTCGAAGGATGGTCCGGTTGCGGCGTGATGTCGTGATGCTGGCCGGTCACCGGGTCCGGCGCGATGACGCGAGGGCGCACCATGCCGCGCTGAACCGCCGCCTTGGCGCGCGCCTGCCCGAGCTGACGCTGGATCTGGATGGCGCGCGGCGCTTGCTGCGGCTGCCCGCCCCCGAACAGGTGCGAGAGGTCGAGCGCGGTGTAGGTCGGCGGATTGCGCGCCGGGTTCGCCGTGGGCTGGTACGTGGTGAAGGGGCTGCCTCCGCGTTGGAAGCCAGAGCGACCGTTCATGTTCACTCCTCCTCCGTCGGCCCTAAAGCCTTCCGCGTCCGCTTCCATCATGCCTTGCGGGCCTGAGAACCCGGCCCAGTTCGCCATGCCGACTTGCGCGTTGCCGCTCGGGTTTATGGCGCTCGGGGTGCCCATCATCTGCGTCCATGGCCCGCCCCCGCCGCCACTATTCGCCGCTGGCTGGGTCCCGCCGCCGCTCCCGCCGCTCTGAACGCCCCATGGCCCTTGATTGATGGGGAGCGCCAGAGTCGACGTCGGACCGCCCATCTGCCGCTCGATGCGACCACCGTCCGCGTGACCTGGGAGGGGCCCCTGCGGCGGCGCTGCCTGCGCAGGCGACTCGCCGCCAAAATATTCGCTAAAGATATCGGAGAGCTGGCCCCGAGACAGCCCGCCTTGCGTCGCGCCGGCCGCGCCCATCGCGCCAGGACTCCGCGCTCCGCCGACAATCCCGCCCATCGCCGGGGCGCCCATGAAGCCGCTGCCGCCACCAGCATTGGCGGCAGGAGCTGTCGGGCCCGCGCCGCCGGGTCCAAGCGTCGTCGATCCCGGCGTGTAGCCGCCTCCGAATTGCCCTGCGAGAGAAGACTCGGCCGCGCCATACTCGGGCGAGGTCTGGAGGTTCCCATAGTCCGGCTGCACCGCGCCGGTCTGCGGCGGCATCCACTGCCCGCCGCTGATCGCCTGGATCTGGTCAAAATCGAGCCCGTAGTAGGGGTTCTTGGAGCCGGCGGTCTCCTCGCCGAAGACGGCCTCGTTAACGCCCGCGAGATCATTCAGCGGATCGACCCCAGGCTGGAACCCAGGAGTCGCCATGCCGAACGCGGGGTTACCCGCGACGGGGGCTTGGCCGCCGCCTTGGAAGCCCTGCCGCCCGCCGCGCCACGCGCCGCCGCTCCCTTGGCCTTGGGGTTGGCTTGTGAAGATAGGCTCCAAGGGGGCGCCGAGAGGCGACAGGCCAGCTCCACCTCCACCCAGTGGAACTTGAGGCGGCGGCGCTCCTCGCGATCCCGCGATCGGCATCTCGGGCTGGGGATGCATATTGGTCCCGCCCATGAGAGCGAACGAGCCCATGCCCGCGCGCGCGCTGGGATCGCCCATGTACATGAGCGACTGATCGGGCGTCATCGCTTGCGGTCTTTGCTGCGGCTGGCCGGCGCCCTGCGTCACGCCCTGCGTCATGCCGCCAGGAGGCGGTCCTTGATCCGGCGCGCCGCCGTCGGCGAAATGGCCGCGCTCGGCCGCGCCTTCCGTCGCGCGCTCGTAGTCGATGCCGAGCAGATCGCCCATGCCAACGCGCTGGACGCTGCCAGGATCGTGGTAGGCCTCCTCCTGCGCGATTAAGCCGATCTGCGTGCGCGGATCGCCCTTGAAATTGTAGCGGTAGATGTTCTGCCCGTCGTAGGTCTTGCCGATCTCCTCCACGTTTTCCTTCGCGCGCACGTCCGAGAGGCCGGGGATGAGGCTGGTGAGAAGGCCGAGGCCTTGCGACGCCGCGCCGAGCCCCTGCGTGATCGAGTTCGGTCCCGGCGAAGTGGTCTGGCTCTGGCCTCCTGATTGGCCGCCAACGCCCTCGATAATATTGCCGAGCCATCCCGTCGTCGTGAACGGATAGGCTTGGCCCTGCTGGTACATCTGCTGGGCGGCGGTATCGATCGCCTGCTGTTCCTGCTGCGGGATCATGCCCGCCTGGATGTCCGCCTGTGCGCCCTGCATGCCCGCGTTCTGCGCGCTCAAGCCGATCTGCCCGAGCTGGGCGCCGCCCGCGAGCTGGGCGCTCCGGTTGGCTTGCTGCGCCGCGAGGTTGACGCCTTGCTGGCCCGTCCAGTCGCTCATCGCCTGGGTGAAGTTCGCTTGGTTGAGGCCCGCGATCGTCGGCGCTTCGGCGAGCTGCTGCTGGTTGGCGAGGATCGATTGACCGATGCCGGCGCGGTCGCCGCCAAACGCCCCAGAACTGATGTTGGCGCTGTTTAAAAATTGGCTTTGCTGTTGGTTCTGATTATTCATTTCGGCCTGGGTCGTGTCGACGACCGAGGACGTGTACGGATTCATGAAAGGACTAAGGCTACCCATGCCTTGGAATTGCGCGGGATTGACGGGAGCGCTCGCTCCCATCGTCATCGCCCCCGCCGCACCGAGATAGGGCTGCGCCGCGCCCGCGTACTGACTGATTCCCCCGAGCCCTGCCTGCGTCTGGCTGGTCAGCGGGGCGACCTGTTCGCCCGTGTAGGGTTGATAGGGCTGGTTCGCGACGTTGGTGGCGCGGTCGACTAAGCCCTGATACTCAGCCATTACCTGGGGAGGCGGCCCCGAAGAGGATGACGTTTGCTGAGTGGTCCCGCCCTTGGAGCCCATGGCTACTCCGCAGCGACTTTGTTCGCGGGGGTCATTTCAGCGAGGCGATCGATAAACGGTTTCCGGTTCGGCGGCGCGTAACAGAAGAACGCGCCGAACTGCGGGACCCAGCGGCGATAGAGCCGGATCTTCGCGGCGGTCCGGACGTTCGAGAACACGCCGATGGTGAGATCGAGGCCGATCTGATCGGAGCAGCGCTTGGCGTAAGCGATGAGGTCTTGGGCGTAAGCTTGGCGCCGATATTCGGGCCGCACGAAATTGAAAAATTCCAACAACTGCCAGTCGTCGCTGTACCAAATCGGCTCGATCAGCAGGAAGATGGCCGCCCTGAGATGATCGCGCTCGCCAATGACGCCGAGGATGCCGCGCCGCTCCGGCCCTTGATGGATGGCTAGCCGAATCATCGCCGCGACCTTGCCGATGTTTAAGCTGTGATAGGGCTGCTCGCGGTGCATCAACCGGCACATGTCTAAGATGCCCAACTCGTCGTCGTCGTCGGCTAAGCGGATCGGGATGCGCGGTGGCGTCGAGCGCAGCTCGTTCTCGTGCTCGCGGCTAAAATCTTTCATGGCTGAGCGCCCTTGCAGTTCGTGCAAATCATGTTATCTGGGCGGGGCATGGCGGTGGCCATGCGAGGCATGGCAAGGCGCGGCTCGGCGGGGCGGCGCGAGGCTTGGCGTGGCATGGCGAGGCAAGGCAAGGCAGGCAGGCACGCCAAGGCTGGGAGGATGAGGGTCACGTCTCGTCCTCCCAGTTCATTTGGCTGGTCCCGGTAGCTTCATCAGTGTCTTCGCGGCTTCCTTCTTGAGAAGCGTGATCCACTTGTCGAGGACAAGGTGTCCTTTGTCGATATTACCGTCCCCGATCCGTGCGACCTCATCTGGAGCGATAATGAACTCGCCGCCGCTCGCGTTAATCGGGACTGCCGGACCGGGGCCGCGCGCCGCGCCGCCGTGCTTCTGCCTCGGGTCCGCGAGCGCGGGGTTCTCCGCTGACATGCCCTGCGGATAGAAATTCGGCGGCTGAAAATGCATGGGCGGAGGCTTCGGGATCGGGACGCCCTTTCCCCCCGACATCGACTTGGGCTGCGGCGCGCCCCACGGCGCTTTCGCCGCGCCCCACGGCTGCCCGAACATGCCCTTGAGCATGGCCATGCCGCTCATCGTGTTCCCCTCGCCCAGGTGGCTGACCCCCCACGCCGGCACGACATAAGCCCCGTCAGGAACGTGCATCGGGACGTCATCGGCGCGACCAGCTCCAACCGACATGATGCCGCCCGTGAACGGGGTCTCGGGGCTGTCGTTGATTGCGCCGCCGCTCGCGCGCCCTGGCCGCATCAGCGAGTGAAGGTTGAGCGATCCGCCGAGCTTCGGGTTCGCGTTCGCCGTCGGCAGTCTCGGCGGGCGAACCGGCCGCGTGGCGCCGAGCTGCCGCCGGATCTGAATCGCCGAAGGGTTGTAGCCGGAGCCGTTCATGGCGCTATCCCACCGGATAGTAAGGAATGAGCCGAGGCCCCACGCCAGGAATGTCGATGGTGACGTAGCCCTCTGGGGCGTCCGGCAGAGGCGCTGAGAGGCCAGCGCCGCCAGTGCGCGACACGACCTCGCCCATCTGCGGGACGGCGGCGGAGGTGGCAGCGAGCGCGGAGATCGCGGTGGCCAGCGGGGCAACGCCGCCTAGCGCCTGAAAAATATGGCCGAGTTGCGTGTTTCCGTTTTGCAGCGTTGAGATCAACGTCTGCAATTCGCCGCCGCTGACCTGACCCGCCATTTCAGTTTCGCCCGTCTGCGGCGAACCGGAATTTTATACCGCCCAACCTACAGAAAGATCCGAGGTCGTTGCCCTGAATCTCGGCGAAGAAATAGCGCCCTCTTGCTCGGGGCTCAATCCCTCCCGTGGCATTCGTGACAATAAAGGGACCGTAGGCCACCCATTGATCTTGCGGATCGTCCGGATATTCGGCCGTGTAAAGTGTGATCTGGACCTGGGCGCTGACGCTCTGCGGCTGCTGCCAGCGCCGCCAGCGGAAGTCCGGCAGCAGGAAGTCGACGAAGACTTTGTCCTCGCCGTCGGAGAGCATGAAAAAGCCAGTCTGGATCATCCAATTGATCGGCTTCCCGTTGGCGTCGTTTCCCATCTCCATTTGCATGATGATGGAGGTCGCGCCGCCGGCCGCGATCATCGAGCTGATCGGATGGCCGAAGATGTTGTTGTCGATCCACGCGCTCACATTGATCGGCGTATTGCCGACCATGCCTTGCTGCGGGGTCGAGAGCGAATAGTCCCACTCGCCCGTGACCGGGTTGAATTTGACCCAGCTATCGTTCTCGCCGTTCACCGAGGCCTGCGAGGGGAAGTGCCACATGACCTCGTCGTAGCCGCTGTTCGCCGCGCCCCGGATGTGCGCGAAATAGAGATAATTTCCGCTGCTGTCCCTCGCGTTGTTCAGGTTCTTGACGATCACATCCCAGACGTCGCACTGCAATCTTTGCACGACGCCGTTGGAGTACATCCAGAAGGCGTCACGCGACATCCAGAAAACTTGCGGGCCGTAGACAGCGATGGCGTCCTTGCCGATCAGCCCACAGCCTTGCGCCACCTCGTTGAATCCGAACACGTCGGGGTAGCCGATGTACGCCATTGCCCAGAGCCCGACGTCGGTCCACAGCATCGCCTGCTGCGGCCCCTGGATGCCGCCGACGATCTTGCTCCCGCGCGTGAGGCGGTAGGTTCCCGCCTGATTGGAGACGCTCGCAGTCCAGGCGTTGAAGTTCGCGTTGTCGCACCATGCGACCAGCATCGGGTCCTGCACCTGGGCGGTGCTCGCGCCGTAGGTGATGATCTGCTGCTCGGGCATGCCAATGAAAAAGCCGGTGCAATTGCTCGGCCCGTTGGCGATCATCTGAGCGTTCTGAATGCCGCTGATCGGGTCCCAGAAGAACAAAGGACCATTGGTCGCGTTCGCGATCAGCTGCGAGCCCCAGTTGCCGAGCGACCAACTGTCCTCGGAGATGTTGCCGAACCCCGGCGTCCCAGGATTCGGCGGGAACTCATTGGCGACGATCGGGGTAGGCTGCGCGCCGGAGCCCCAGCCGCCGACGCCCCAGCCGCCCACACCCCAGCCTGAGTTCGGGAGGAGCGGCGCCTGCGTGACCCAATAGAGGATCTGCGGATAGCCGGCGAAATTGCCCTCGGGAACGGTGGCCGCCGTCGGGACGGAGAACGGCGCGAAGATGATGAAGTTGTTCGCGTCGATGATGAGCTGGACGGTGAAGAAGCCCTGAAGCGAGACCTCGCCATTCGCGCCGACGACGGTCGGGATCGGGAGGGCGAAGGTCGAGCCCTGCACGAGCCCATGGTTGGGCAGATTGACGGTGATCACTTCGCTGTTCGGGACCGAGGTGAACGTCGCGACGCATGGCGCGCTTACCGTAGCCGCCGAGGCCGCATTGAAGGGCAGCATGATTGTGTACTGCAACGCCGTCAGCATCGCCGTGACCGGGAACGAACCGAAGACGACGATGCCGCCGACCGCGACATGGCATTGGACTTGGACCGAGCCGTAATTATTGACCGCCGCGCCGTTGTCAGTGATCTGAACGACCGGCGAGCCCGCCGCAGTCACGAAGATCTGGCTCGTATTGCTCACCATATATTGCGGCGAGATGTTCCGCGTGAATGGCGTGCCGTTCTGGGTCGGCGTCAGGGCGCTTAGGCCTGCCGTGCCAGCGACCGCGAGATGGTTCTGGAGGTTGAGGTCAGCCCATGCGCACAGTTCGCGCGTGACGCCGGGGATCGCGACGTTCGACGGGCCGCCGGCCGAAGGCCCCAAGATGGAGGAGAAGAAATTCATCCACCCGCCGTACTTCTCCGGCAGGCCGCCTCTCCAGCGGATCAGATTAGACGCGACGACATTCGCCTGGAGGAGCGTCGGCGTCTGGACCGCCTTGACTCCCGGCATCAATTTCACCGTGGAGAAAGGCATCGATCATCCCGCTGGGGCCGGTTGCGGTTGCGCCGCCTGGGTCGCGCTGTAGGACGACAGCTGGTTCCACCCGAGGAAGCGCTTCCGGGTCTCTTCGTTCTTCGCGCTGCCGAGCAGCTCGTTGTACTGGCCCTCCCAGCTCACCGCCATGCGCGGATCGTCGGACTGGGCGCCGAAGTTGTGGCGATAGCCGCTCGCGGAAACCATAGCGGCGGCGAGGAACAGATCGGGCAAGACCTGGGTCAGGAACGTCGTCTGTGTGCCGTCTCCGGGCGGCGCGTTGTAGAGCGGGACCGGCCGGCACTTGCCATGGATCAGGAAGGAATAGGGCTGATCCGGCGTCGGGCCGAAAGCGAGGACCGTGTCGGTGAGCGGCGCGAAGACTTTCGGCCGACCAAATGGGCCAGGATCGGGAAACAGGCCACTGTAGATGGCGTCGATATAATCGACGGTGACCGGAACGGCGGGCTCGCCTCCCATCGTGGGCGGCACGCCGGCAATCGGAGGCGTGGCGCCGACAGGCTGGATGATGACGCGCTCGGGGATGAGGATCTGCTGCGCGGGGGACGGGTTCGCTGAAGTCGCGGCGCTCGCCAGGAAACTCTGCTCGCGCTGGTAGGCGGTCATCGGGAACCATTGCCGCGCCTCGGCGTGCAGGCAGTCCAGCTCGCGGTAGCAGCGCTGCTCGGCGTAATCGATGATCGTTGGCAGAATGAGCACGAAATTCGGCTCGTTCACGTTGTTGTTCGGAACGATCATTTCGCTCGCGAGCGCGAGCTGAAACTGGGCGTAGGTGTAGCTCATTTGCGGCTTGATTTTTGCGGCGGTCTAGCTGGCAGCGGGGCAGGCGTCTGCGCTGGCGCAGCGGGCTGGTTGCCCTCATTGAGCCAAGCCCAATAGTCCTGATAGTCGCGGTTAGCGGGGTCGAACGGGATGAACGCGCCGTCCTCGTCGCGCTGGATAATGCCGTCGTGGACTTGGTTGCGCGTAGAATCCCAGACTTGCGTATAGGCCATGGTCAAAGCTCCGCTGATGCCTCGTAAGTTATGGTAAAGAAGGCAGTGCCCGTCGCTGTAGCTGATGCTTGTGCAGTAATCCAATCTTGGCTAATTTGATTAAGAGTAGCGGCACTGCAATTAGAGTATGAAGCAGCAGTGAAGTTGACAGTTGGAGCAACACGCATGGTTACGGGGAGTCCATTGACTTGATATAAATCAGCCCCAGCGTTAATGTAAGAAACGATTTGGATCATATTCGTTCTTGCCTGATAATACCTCTGACAATCCGCCAAACTCTTGGCCAGCGACTGGCGATTAAACGGCGTTGCTGCGGGGCCAATCTCCAACTTGACGCCGGTGATCTGAAAAATCGCGCCGTTGGTCCCGACGACGCTAACCGAGCCAGGGGCAGCAAGGGCATAAGTCGAGCCCCACACATTGGCAGGGGCGCTATAAGTCCCGGTCCCAGCCCCCAGGCTAAAACCCAGCGTCGCGCCGATTCCACTGCCGGAAAGCGGCCATGCGCCACCCGTGTCACCCGGAATGGTGACGCTGATCTTCGTCCAGGTGTTCGCAGCCGGAATCGAATAGGTGAATGGATAAGCACGCTGGATAGCGAGATTGCGGATACCACCGCTGAACGTCCCGATCAGACTGGAATAAGCCCAAAACGACAAGGTGACCGGCTGCGCATTGGGTGTTCCCCACGCGAAGTCGCTGATCATGTCGGCTTCGATGTTTTGGAGGAAGAGGAAGATATCGTTGTTCACAACGGCGTAAGCCGACGACGATGTGAACATCAAGGCATAAGGGAACCCAGGCGCAGACGAAGCACTTCGCGTCCATGTCCCTTTGGCAGCCTGTATCGCAGAATATTGCCAGCGATCAATAGTATAACCGGCCGCCGTCCCGCCCGCGCCGCTGGCGACGCCACGCTGATCGACCCGCATGTCGCCATTGATGAGCCTGTTGTCGCCCATCTTGACGTTGGCGTTGGCCCACGCCGTGGTCGCCAAATCGAGGCTGTTGTCGGCGACTGGAGGGGACGCCGCCGCCACGGGAGGCGTAACGCCGGTTGGGCCAGCCAACGTCTGAGCATTCACCTGACCACTAAAATCAGCGGTTACGCCGCCGAGATTGCCGGTCAGGACTCCGCCGGTCAGCGGCAGGAAGCCAGGGCTGGTCCCAGCCGCCAGCCACTTGGTCCCGTCCCAAGTCCAAGTAACGCCTGCGAAAGTAAATTCTTGGCCTACCGTAGGGGAGGCTGGAAAGTCGATCATGGCCGCGCCTCCAGCTCTTCGACGCGCGCCTGGAGTTCCTGCACCGTGCGCGTCAGCGCGGCGATCAAAGCCATCAAGTTCGGAGACTGAAGCCGATCAGGATGATCCTTGCTTACGGTCGCAGCGGTTTCACCCAGCGTCTCCTGAAGCTCGTGGGCGATGAAGCCCCAGCGCTCTCGATCGTCGGCCTCGATCAACGGTACATTGGTCTCGCGTCTCTGCGTCGGCGCCGGAAGCTCCTGAAACGAAAATTCCTTCTGCCGATAGCGGATCGGTTTGAGCGCTTTGACGTGATCCCAGGTCGAGGCGAGCGGCGCGACATCCGCCTTGATCCGGTAGTCGCAAGCCGGATTGGCGAAGTCGGCTGACGTCCAAAACTGCGTGTAAACAGGGCCGTCAGACCAGCCGCCCTGGTAGAAGTGGCCGTTGGCGTTGAGGCCGAAATTGGTCCCGAACGCACCATCAATGAGAAAAGTCACGAAGCAGTCGCCGCCAGTAGTGTGAAACCACCAAGGGCCGCCACCGGCTTGGGGTATCCCGCCGCCGACCTCGATCACCGACTCACCACTTGCAAGGCTAGTCGTAAAAAAGCCAATGGCGGTGACGTTGCTACTGAACGTCGCGCTGCTGGTGGCGCGATTGATCGAGAGCGGCGTGTCGAGAGCAGCGCCCGTGTCGTCGTAAGAAGTGATTGAAAAGTTCGACCCGGCATTGGCGCCGGTTTCCGCCGCGCCATCGCCGAGATTGATTCCCCAACGCGCTAAGTCGCCGACATAACCAAAGACGCCGGTTCCGGCGGCAGCCGTCGCAGCGTTCAGCGCGATGTACCCCCCATCCGCGCCGCCATCGACCGCTAGGCCGTAGGTGGCGAACGGCCCGCCGGGGAGAACGCCCGTGACCGTGAGGCCGTTGTTGGCCGTCGCCGCGTTCGTCGTGAGACTGGCGAGCGTCGTCGCGCCGTTCACTGTCACATTGTTGCTGAAGGTCCACGCGCCGCCGAGCGTGCCGCCGCCGCTGGCGACCAGGGCGCCGGTGAGCGTGGCGTTCACTCCAGTCAGCATCCCGCTGAAGGTCGCCGCCTGACCCGTCAGCGGACCGCTGAGTACGCCGCCCGTTAAAGGCAAGTAGCCCTGCATCGCCGCGCTGTTGTTGGTCGCCACCACCCACTGCGACGAGGTCGGATCGACGAACCAGCAATAGAGCTGGCCGCCGATGCTATCCCACCACAAGTCGCCGACTACTGGACTGGCGGGCGGCGTGTCGCTGATGATGACGGGAGGCCCCGAGGTTCCTGGGACGATCGTCCACTTGGCCCCGTCCCACTCCCAAGTGGTTCCGCCTGATGTGAACTGATCGCCGATGGTGGGGCTGGCTGGGAAGTCGATCATCGCGCTCGCCTCGCCCAAATAAAGCCGCTAGCACTGGAAGTCATTGTCGCGGTTTGGACCTGACAAAGAAGATAATAAGTCGTCGGAACCGATACAGAAACACGACAAGTATTGAGTGGAAGATAATTTGTCTGAGCACTAGCAAAGCCGCCATTTGGCCGAAGCGCATTCATCGAACCGTTAAGCGCATTCGCAGAAAGGACTGTCGCAGAATTACTAATATTAGCGCTTATCGCCGTGGCAACTTCGGCGTTTAAATAACACGCAACATTGCCAGAAACGTCCCAATCTCCCGGCGTCAGCGCAATTGATGTGACAACGGTGACTGCGTTGGCCAGAACGCTCACCCGATTGAGAAAAGAAATAACGCTGGATATGACTTCGCCGACCTGACCGGCGGCGGCGTCGCTGCCATTGATGACGCCGATGATGCCCGCTGCGGCCGTCCAGCTCATGGTTCCAGCGACGTCCTGGCGCCCATAGATCTGGCCATCTGTCGGTGCGTCGGGGAAGCCCACGCCGGGGGCTCCAGGCGCTCCAGGCGCGCCGGGGGCGCCCGCTGGGCCGGCAGGCCCTGGCGGACCCGCCACGCCCTGCGCGTTGTTGGCGATTACCCACTGGCTTGAGGTCGCATCCGTAAACCAAAGGAAGGTCTGAGCGCTGATGCTATCAAACCACAGGTCGCCCTCGACCGGATTGGCAGGCGGAGTATCGCTGACTATGACGGGAGGACCCGATGGGCCGCCACCAGCAGGCACAGCCCACGATAGGTTGCCCGCACCATCTGTGGTCAGTGCGTCTCCAGCCGCGCCCCCTGGCAGCGACAACCCTTGCAGAGTGGTTATTCCGCTAGCGCGACTGATCGACAGAGGAACGCCCAGATTGCCTCCGGCATCGCTCATCGAAGTCAGGACGAAGTTGGACCCCGCGTTCGCGCCGCTCTCGGCGGTGAAGTCCCCCAGCTGCATCTGCCAACGGTTCAACCCAGCTGTCTGACCGAGGATTGCGCGTTGACTTGCGGCGGCTCCGTTGATGACGACGCTGTTGTTCGCCGGGAACCGCACCACGCCCGTGAACGTCCCTCCCGAGAGGGGCATGTAGAGGGCGAGGTCCGTCGCCATCGTCACGACGTTCCAATCGGCCGGGTTGAATGGACCCGGTCCGAAAATGCCCGTGGCGACGTAGATCCTCCCGTTCTGGAGAACACAGTCCCCGGTGAAGTAGCTCGCCAAAGACGAGAAATAGCGCACTGGGATCAGGTCGACGGGATTTTGCGTCGGGTCGATGACGCCGAGCGCATTGTCGGGGAAGTTTACGTACAGCTCTCCGGGCTGGCGCGTGCCTGGGGCGGGGGCAGTCCCCGGCACCGAAGAGCGAAGCGTCTGAACGCGGTTCACCATGGCTATCTAGCCCTCGCGTCGCAGCCGGAATGTTCCGGCCCTTAGTGCATCAGAAAGTTCCCGCGTCGATCACCGCATTGTCAACATACTGTTTGGTCGCGGCGCCCAAATTGTTCGTCGGGTCTCCATCGAGAATCAGATCGCCGGTCATCGTGCCGCCGTCCAGCCTGACATAGAGCCCGTCGGCTTCCGCCATCGTCAGGCCGGAGCCCTGAATGATCTCGAATAGCGCCAGTCCAGCGTTCCAGATCACAATATCGCCGTTGGCGATCAGCTGGCCGCCAATGCCAGGAACGCCTGCTGGCGCCGTCTCGGGCACGGTCGGGTTGACGGTGACCGCGATGAAGTAATCGCCCGCCGTCAATCCCGCCGTGACAGTTAGGTCAGGAGTGTTCGCCGCGACTTGCCACGTCCCCAGGAACAGCCGGAGATTGGCGATCAAGTTGTCGACGTAGGTCTTGTTGGCGGCGTC